TGCTGTATTACCGTATAGTGAAATTGATAAGGTTGGAGCTGGCATGTATAAAGGAAAAGCTGTAAGTTTGAAGCAACGGCGCTCATAGCTCAGTTGGTAGAGCATTGCTGTTCCACAGCAAGGGTCGGGGGTTCGAATCCTACCTGAGCGCTCATTTTTAAAACCCCTAATACGATGAAACAAGCAATTGAATTTATCTTTGATAATGTCCATATTATCATTGCAGTAGCAACATTCCTGATAGTTTTATTTTTTGTTTTCTTTGGTAACAGGTTTTGCGTCCGGCATTTTTGCTTTAAGCCGCGAATATTTGTTAGCCCTGAATTTACATTCATTCATTGTGAGAAGTGTGTAGCAGAAGATGAAAACCCAAAGGTGAAATGTTCGTGCGGTTGGAAGGGCAGGTTTTTAGATTTGGAGGAATATACCTACTGGGATGATACTATAACGGTATGGCATTGCCCAAAATGTGAGAAGGAAATAAAGGCACCCTTATAATTAAACTATATAAAAAACAACAACTTATGCAAAAATTTCAATTGAAACAGTACTTAATCGTTGCCGTTCTTTTCATTGCCGTTGCCTGTGTTAATACTAAACAAAGGCCGTTATACCATGCACACAGGGGGATTGATGATACCACTTTTAAATTCAACAAAAAGGTTGTAATCTCGTTGGTAAAGGTTGGGGCTGATGAATGGGTGAGCCATGTTGATAGCTTTAAATACCAGGGCGCTTTTTTTTCTGTAAGGGTACGTGATGGGAAAATGATTGTACCAACCCTGGATACATTCACTGTAATTAAAAGATGGCGCTCAAAGCTTAACAGTAATTGGTTGCACTATGAAGTTTCAGACAGTATAACAAAAGGAATTCGCTGTACGCTTATTGAAGATTTTTTCTTTATGGAATTCCCACAGCAGGCAGGCAAATCAAAAACGGTAATCTTTGACGTTATACAGAAGCAAGGCGGTTTCTCGGATAGAAAGTATTTCAAATCATAAATCTTTAATTATATGTCACGTATAAACGTTTGCCCGGCATGTAACGCCCAACAGCATGGAGTGAAAAGCCGGATTGCATTTGAGCATACTTGTGGTTTGGAGACAGGGGCGGTGCCTGAATTGACTGATGAAAGTGTTTTAACATTTGGAGCACATAAAGGAAAGGCGCTTGCTAACGTTCCGGCATATTACCTTCTTTGGATATTGGACAATTTCAGGGATTGGCACAGGCAACCTGGATTGAAAAAATATATTCAGGCTAACGAAAAATTATTGTTAGAGGAAAAGAAAAAAGAAGAGGAAAAACGTTTTAATAAAAACAAACAGTGATGGCATCGCAAACAGGGCAGGCCCGTATTATTCAGCTATTCAATGAAAATTATGATGGGGTTGAACTGCAGGAGAAGTACAGGAAGTTCTACCAAATGTATATGGAGCATGAAGGGGAAACCGTTTTGCGCAACCGGCTGCAGGTTGTTAAAGATGTAATTACTTCGGGCCCGCGAATGACAAAACCGAAAATAAAAAAGTATGTTCAATTCACTTTAGAGCAGTATGATGTTGTAGTAGTGCAGCATTGTAACGAACAGGAAAGAGAAGAGCATATTTTGTATAATAAAGGGTTGGTAGTAATGGCAGCGTATGAGCTTATTAACGACTATATATAACCTGAAAAATTAAATACAATGAACCAACGAATTACGCCGCCTGCAATATTAGCAGGCAATTCCCATGTAGAAGCTTTTTGCCACATGCAATATTATGGTGCCCATGCAAGTGATGTGAAGTATATTGATAGGAATTCTTTAATGACCAAAAAGCATATAGTGCTGTTGATATGGAACAGCCGGGACGGTGTAACGCCGTTTAATATGTTCAGCGAGGAATTCGGTATAGAATTGCAACACGTGAACTTTGCACAGGACGTATTTGATCCACGGTACAGGCCAAAGAAGGGGGATATGATTTGGCGGGATTGGACAGTAGCAGAGGCCGAAGCTACAGGGCTTCTTTCCTGGGAACGTGCTGCACGCGATTACGAAAGGCTGAAGCATTTAACAACCGCTGCAGAATTAGAAGCTGCAGGGTATCAGTGGAACCCTTTACCAATGCTGCAGAATATTATTAACGGTAAAGAAGCTTACATAAAAAATCGTGTGGATGATCTTGTAGGAAATAAGCAGCCCAAATTTGAGTTAGTGAAAGAAGATTGGAAGTGAAACGTATATACATTAGAAAGTTATTACGTGATGAATGGGTGAAACAAAATATAGAACTGTGCAATCTTGCTTATGAAGGAAAAAAGTTTTATCATAGTGACTGGAAAACGGAAGCAGGCAGGAAAATAGTAGAAATGGTACGCCGGGAAATTGGGTATAAATGTTCAACAGGCAGCGGGGATATATACTATAAAATATATTGGCACTGGAAAGAATTTAAAAATAAAAATGTAAACAAATGAAAAAGTATCTGTTAGTTTTAGCATTATTAGTTATTGGTATAGCACAAGCGGAAGTAACAAAGCCACTTCCAATACAGAAGTTTAAATTTACTTCTACCATTACAACCCACGTAGCAGGCAGTTATTGGTATTACGGTTCACCTCCATATACATACGAATTCGCCTATTTTGATATTAGGTGGACACCTGCAATTACTGAACCTTATATGTTAATATTCAGGTATGAGTACACTACTTCCAACGGGGTTTCGCATTGGAGTGATTACTATATTAGGTATATGAGTTCAGGCAGTACATGGTATGAGGAATTTGATTATGGTGAGGGCCCGGTAGGGTTGGCAAGAAAGCCAACAGGGGCATTACAGATATATGCTTTCGGGCCTAATATTAATTAACCTTAAAAAGATACAATGAAAAAAACCGATGCGCTGTTTACTGTAGAAGCACAGTACCAGCTTTTTTTAAAACGCATGGCATTAACTGAAGCCAGTATGCACCCTGATCAAAAGAAACAATTGAGGCAGGCATTTTATGGTGCCTGGGGGCAATGCCTGTTCCTGCAGAAAGATGAAATGCAACAACTGCAGGAAGGTGAACAGGTAGAAGTGTATGAAGCCCAGGTAAAGGAAATGGGTGAGTATTGGAAAACACAGTTACCACAAAATTAAAGCTATGCCAAAAAGAGAATATCACTTTGCTGTAATTACAAAGGCTACGTTTGTGCATGAACAGGGGGCACCAACTTCGACAGTAAAGCATACAGATTTACGGTTAGAGGTTTCTGGCAACCTGGATAAAACCCAGTACTTAGATGGTAAAGGGTTACCCCGGAAAGATTCAACTAAACCGATATTAGGCACGCTGGTTTTGGGCCTCGTTGCAGCCATGCGTAACGCTGCACAGAAAGGTTGGATGAGTGAAGCCGAATTGATGCACTGGGTTACAGATCATCTGCAGGAAGGGTTTGTTACTTCCGGCAAGGCAGGCGAAAGCACAATGGAATATTAATTAAAAAACAAGTATATGCCAGTTGATCAATGTAGCGCGAATGACTTTCCAAACATTGACGCCTGTATTGTGGGTATGGATGAAGGGCCTTATACAAAGGCTATGTTAATGCAGTATGAATTGTTTAAGGCAAATCACGGGCATAGCGTTGAACCCGACTTTTATTTAGTTCATCCATTGGATTACCAATTGTTGTATATGGAATTAGTAAAAACAAAATTCGTATATATACAAGGCCAATGGAAGATGAAAATTGATGGTTATACGATGGGAATACCTGTTATTGAAAGTACCAATATTAAGCAACATGAATCATGTTTCGTAATTAAGTAAACTAAGTTTTCACAACAAACACAAACAGTATGAAGATCTCAAAAGTAACAATTACGGGCGCTGATGACAGCGTAAGGCCCGAACAGCTATTCGAATTAGCTGAAAAATATCCTTTCGTTGAGTGGGGTATTTTGCTTTCAAGAAACCAACAGGGCGGGCCCCGCTTCCCTTCTAAAAAGTGGCTGCAGGAATTGGAACAAACTGATGCCACATGGTACGAGCAGGAAGTTGCTTTCTCTGCTCACCTGTGCGGTGCATACGTGCGTGAATTCCTGGTCGGGGATATTGATTTTGCAAAGGGCATGGGTAAGCTGTGGGACGTATTTCAGCGTGTGCAGTTGAACACACACGGCATTGAACATAAATTTTCACCCTCTGAATTAGTGCGGCTGGTAAAAGAGTATTGGGAAAAGGATTTCATATTCCAATTCGACAATGCAAATGTGGAAATACTTAAAGAACTTATCAACGCACAGCTAAAAGTTTCCACTTTGTTTGACCTTTCGCATGGTGCCGGTACACTTCCTTCTGAATGGCCGAAGCCAATAGTAAATGTAAAGTGCGGTTACGCGGGCGGGCTTTCGCCTGACAACCTGAAGGATCAATTATGGAAGATCATGCAGGTAGTCGGCGATGCTGAAGTGTGGGTAGATATGGAAACACATGTCCGTTCTGATAACAATAAGCAATTTGATCTTGAAAAGGTTGATAGGGCTTTAGAAATCTCAGCGGCTTTCAGGGGCGAATACACATTATCATAATAAACTAAGTTCACCATGCCAAATAGTTCTATTATACAATATGTACTTAAAAACTGTACAGCCAATGAGGTAATAAACGGCTTCAGTAAAAAGTGGTTTGCACATATAACCCTGTGTGGTTATGACTTTTCCGAAGAGGGTAAAAGCGAGAAGGAAGCAAAAAATAAGCTGGCATATTCATTGGCAGAAAGTAAATTCATTGAAGCTAATTTTAAGGGGTAATGAGACAGGCGAAGCGGGAACCATACCAACGGGCAAATAAATCAATCCGTATTTACAATTACGTTCTTAGTAACTGCAGTGTTAAAAGGCAGGGCAATATCTTTAAGGCAACAATTGAAATTTGCGGGCGTAGGTATGTAGAGGTAGCGGAAAAGAATTACTTAGCGAGCAGGAAGCTGGCTAATGAGATTTCAGTAAGTAAGCATGTGCAAAAGAATTTCCCGGCAATGGAGGAACAGCTAACATTATTCTGATGGCAAAGTTCTGTATTAGTGGGAAGGATAAAGAAACGGGGCAGTTCTATTATAAAAATTCATGGACTGGGCCCAGGTGCCTATGTGGATATTGTTTTTATTGTTTCATTGAATTCATGGGTGAATATCAATTCACTCCTTATAAAGAAATGAAGCGCCGATAAAGTTACGAACGTCAAGTGTAGCACCCATAACGGGCACGGCCTTTGGGAATAGCCTGGGAAGTATTTCGATACATAGCAGGCTCTGGAAGTAGGCAGAACCCCGTAAAGCTGTAGCAAAGTTTTGCGCCGGTTCATTCAAAGTGTACCGAAACAGTCGCCGTGTTAACCGCTCCTTATTCCGGTATATGGTTACCGTTCGGAGGCGCTTTTTAAAATGTAACTTGTAGGGAAATCATAAAGCCATGCCGCCCCAGGCTGTAAAGAAACGTAAGGTTATTAGATCAGCAGCTACTGAGCATGATAGAATGACAAAGGGACAGCAGATAGTGAATTTAATTTGGGAGAATACCCAGGCCCGTATAGCGCTGTTTGTGATTGTTGTTGGAATGGTCATTAATTCGATTGTTATAATCCTGATGATCATTCTTATACGGGAGGTTACAGTTGTACAGGTAGCACTTATTTCACTATGCCTGCAGTTCATAAACTTTACTTCTGGCATTGTCATTGGATTCTATTTCAGCCGTACAAACCATCAGGCAATCGGCGGCATAGGAAGGAAGCCGCGACAGAAATATACAGGAAGATGATGCACGAAAAGCGATACAGCAAATGGAATAAGAAGCGGCTGAAGTTCATACAGCGGCATAAGCGGCTGTGTATTTCGGCTTTCGCGCCGTTGGCTTCCATGCAGTGCGGGCACGGTACAGAGCCCGGTAAGAAGCTTATAGCGGCTGCACGTAAGGAACTGGGCTACTCCCCGAAATATACCCCTGTTGATCTGTATTGCTCATTGAATGCACTATACAAGCGAAGTCAAAAAACAAAAATAAAATGAAACATACCTTTAAGCTTAATGCACAATTCTTTAAAGACAAAGGCGCTTCAATTATCATTATTGGCAATGTCAGAAAAGGCGATGAGGTTCGCATTGGGGTAGCAGGTGCAGACAATGTATTCATAGGCTGGATTGAAGATGAAAAGACAATTGAAACGTTGGCCTTAAACATATTAACAGCACTGGGTAAATTTCAACCGCATGAAGGAAAGAATAAAAAGGTACATGCAAAACAACTTCCCCTGGTCTCAGTTCAAACCAATCGGCATATTTAATGGACTGAAGTTTAACGACTATGAAGGGCAGGCGGCAAGGATATGCACCTTCTTTGGGCTGAAGGAAGTATTTGAATATTCGAAGATCGGGGAGGGCTGCAGGTGCCATTTGTCTTATGATATCAATTGGGAGAAATTGGACATACTTCCTGCAAACATCAAATTCGTAGAAACCATTGAAACGCTGAACCCAATAATAGGCGGTAAGATGCCGCTGGCAAAAGTTGTCAGCATAGTAAAGAAACCAGGGGAACAAACAGAACTGTTTTAATATGAATCAATATTTAATAGTAGTGGAAAGGCTGTTGAGTTGGGAGGAATACCAGCAAGCGAAGTATAAGCAGTTAAGGTACCGGAGGAAAATGCAGCGGTGATTAATTTGGATTGTAACCTACACTGGGCAATTCACTTCCCCCGCCTTTCCCTGGTCTATTTTAAGAACTGATCCAACACAAAATATAATTCACTTTCGCAAACTAAGTTTTACCTGTTGCCGCTTTTTGCTACATTTGACAGGCATAACACACAACATTAACACATGGCAGTATTTAAGTTAACTGACAATTACATTGCCTTTGCCCATGCCGTAGCCGGGGGAATGGATGCATACAAGGCTTATATTGAGCACATTGCGAGAAACAAAAAGGTAAAAAAGAAAAGTGCTTCAGCTATTGCAAGTAAATTGATGGCAAGGCCGTTGATCCAGGACGTAATAGTAAAGGCACGGGCAGCACGGGAAGCCGCTATTATAAGCAATACGGCGCGTGTAGTGGCAAAGGAATTCAGCACTACCATATTAACGGTCGGGGAAATGGATGCCTACCATTGCGCTATAATACAGGGCATGGTGCAGGTTGAGGAAGTAGTACCAACGTTTGCCTTTGAATACGATAAGGAAGGCAGGGTTATAAAGCGCAGCCGTTCGTTTGTAAAGGTTCAGCGCCCGCCCAACATACGGGAGAAGCAGATTTCAATTTCCGAAATGTACAAGCGCCTGGGCAGTTATGCAGCCCGGAAGTTCTTAGGAGCAATCGGTAATATAAATGATGAAGGGGAGTTGCAGAACGTTGAGAGGTTTGTTATATTAGCGAGTGGCGAAAAAATACCGTTATGAGAAAGAAAACAAACATGGGAGCCTTTGCAGTACACTTCCCGCTGTACTATGACCTTGCTTTCAATGCTTACATTCCTGTGCAGGCAATGGGCAGGGAATTGTTGAATGAACTTCAGCCCGATGAAGTAATTGAAATGCCTATGTGCGAATGTGGATGCCAGGGCGTGCAGCGTGTGGTAAGGTTCGAACGCTTCAGCGAATTGATCAGGGAACAGAAAGAAAAGCGCCTCGTGTTTAACGTTCCCCTCACCGTTTAAACTAAGTTTAATGACAGCAAAGGACATACAGACAGCCATTCTATCCCATTACTTTCAGCATGACCATATATATGCCTGTACAAACTTTGAAGGCTGTGGGTACGCTGAAATGGACGTTATAAGCATAAGCAGGGCATTGTTGGTATATGAATTTGAGGTGAAGATCTCGAAGGCTGATTTCCAGGCAGATTTTGCAAAGCACTTCAAACACATCAACCTGCAGCACGCTATTAAGAAAGCTACATTGCCGAACAGGTTTTATTACTGTTGCCCCAGGGATATGGTCAGGCCCGATCAGGTACCGGCATACGCGGGCCTGATGCACTTTGGATATGTAGCGGGCGAAATAGAATTCGCTATTATCAAAAAGGCCCCACTACTTCATAACGAACGGGCCACTGCTCAACTAATCAACCGTATATGCCAAACCTTATCTACACGGCTGGCATTGAATTGTTCCCTTATGACATACAGGCGCAATAAAAGAAAGCTGAAGGCTTTAGCAGCACAACATGACTAAACAGGAAGTAACCGTATTTGAATTTAAGAACGAGAAGCAGGCCAATTTTCACGACACTGTAATGAAGGCAGTGGCGAAGCTGAATAATTTACGGTACTTTTTTTACGGGGGTGCAATTCGCGGGGGGAAAACATTTGTATGCCTGTATATATTCGTGAAGCTGGCAAAGCTGTTCCCGCGTTCCCGCTGGCATATATTCAGAAGTGACTTTCCAGAATTAGAAGATACTACCATACCCTCAATGGAAAAGCTTATCGGTACTGAGGGAAAGGATTTCGTTTGGAAAAGAAAGAGCAGCAACTACCATATTCTTTTTGCCAATGGTTCGAAAATATTCTTTAAGTCAGAGAACTTAATGAAGGATTCTGATTTGAAGTGGATGCTCGGTTTGGAAACCAACGGCATACTGTTAGAGCAAATGGAGGGGTTGAGTGAACAGCTAATGCAGCGTGCAATTGAAAGGGTTGGTTCCTGGGTACTGAAGGATATGCCTATACCCATCATCATGGGAACATTCAACCCTACTAATACCTGGGTTAAAAAGGATATCTATGATAGGTACCTGAAGGGAACGTTACCGGAAAATTATTATTTTGAAGAGGCGCTTCCTGAGCATAACCCATTTGTTACTGATGAACAATGGAAAAACTGGCAGAACCTGGATGAAATCAGCTACAACCAATTGATCAAAGGAGTATGGAAGTTCCTGACTGATGCAAAGTTATTCGCCTATGCTTTCGAAAGCGAAAGGAATGTAATTGATGTAAGCGTTGAGGGTTCCGCAAATTGGCAGTACATGCAGCCAATTAAAAGTTTGCCAGTATATGCAATTTTCGACTTCAATGTTGACCCTGTTACCTGTTTAATAGGGCAGCGGCAACGGATGGATTGGGCGAAGATCATGCAGGAGTACCGGCTACGGAACAGTGATATATACGAACTATTGGAAAGGGTTAAAACTGATTGGGAAGATTATTACCTTATAGCTACAGGTGACGCAAGCGGGCGGGCGCGTAGTGCATTAACCAGGGGAAACCGTACCTATGTTAAAACCATTCAGAAAGAACTCAGGCTTTCCCCGAAGCAAATGCAATTCCCTACAGTGAACCCCAGTATTGCCAATACACGTATGCTTATGAATTCCCTGTTTAAGAAGCACCCCCGCTTTCACATTGCCAGCAGGTGCCAGTTCCTGATTGATGATCTTGAAACAGTAACTGCAGAAATGAAAAACGACAGGTTAGTAATTGAGAAGGGGAAAGACAAATTGAAAACGCACTTATTGGATAACCTGAGGTATTTTGATTGGAACTACTTCAGGAAATTTATTAGTTCATATAGCTGATAAAAAAAGCCCCGCACTCGCAGGGTGAAAGAAGCAGGCACGGGCGAACCGCTGCCCTTTTTCTTTTTGTGTTGGTAAGTCGTCGTCCAAATAATTATTTTGTGGTTAACTGCCCCTTCTTTACCTGGGCATTATCAACTGTGCTTTCAAGATCTCGTAACATATCCAGCAACCGAATGCAGCGGGCATTAATGAATTCATCCACGTTACAATCTTCCCGCAAATCAATAATAGCATCAATGGCCTTCTGAACCTTCCGAATTGCTTTTCGCTTCATAGCTGTTTGTTAAGGTAACAGTATAATAATTTCCGCTTCATTATCCTGCAGCGTGCGCACACAGAAAGAAGGCGCAACTACATTCTTCCTTAATATTTCAGTGGCTTTTGCCAGTGTATAACTAAGTTTGGTTAACCCATGCTTTTCTAATTTTGCGGCAATGTTCGCTACATGGTTCGTAAGTATTGGGTTGTTTGCTTTCATGCAGTAAAAGTAATACCCCGGTTCGGTTGCTGCAATAGGTAATGTACGTGGTATATATACTATATGTTAGTATATACTACTGTCCAATGGGTTACGCTGCAATGTATTTTCCCTGGTACATTTACTATTGCGGGAACCCAGGCGGGAGTATATCTTTACTGTATGAAGTATAACCCAATTGTAAAGAACGGAACTTACCAGTGTAGCGGGTTTGAAAGGAAGGCAGCGGATGAAGCTGAGGCCCGTTGGAAGTTCGCAAAGTTAGCCGGTATTCAATACGGTACCCCGGCATACTTCGCACTGAAGATTGTAGAACTGGTACCTGTTACACGTAAATTTAAAACCTGTTAAAATGAAAAAGCTATTATTCGCCCTTGTTATTGTTGCCCTGGTTAGCTGTAATAAGAATACTGATAACCTGCTTCCCGTTTCCCCTGCTTCCCTGCAGTTCAAATACAATGCTACTATGGTGAAGTATGGTACCATTAACGTTAGTGGTTCGGTAGTAAATGACTGGTATACCATTATGGGAACGCGCAACGATACAACGCTTACTATTTGCTTCAGGGCTAACGGCCTGAAAAGCGGTGATGTGCTTACGTTGAATTCAACGAACAGTACTATTACTTACAGGGCAGGAATGAATGTGAGCGTGAATGATGGGGTAGTGGTTACCCTTAGCCTGTTCAGTGTGAACAGCAATAACGCGGTAAGCGGTTCATTTACTGGTAACCTTTACAATGTGAACACAAAGAAGGTGCAGCCCCTTACTGAAGGGCAGTTTATAAACTTAGTTTTCAGGTAGTTTCAATCATAGGAAAAGGCCCGAACAGTGGCAAAGGTTTTGGTTTAAGGCCCTGCAGAAATGCGGGGCTTTTTATTATATTGCGCCCCGGAGAGTTGCCGATCACATACCATCCTAAAGAACCGGGCGCGAAAGTTCCCGGTTTCTTTTTACCTTTACCCTGTCATATAATTTTGTTTTTCGAAAGGGCGCAATAGTCGGTTGCGCTCTTTTGTTTGTATATTGCAACAGGAGAATAACTTGTACTTTTGAGCCCATCCAAATGCCTGCATCCGTTTTGCTTCGGACTGCAGGCATTCATTTTGTATACACTATATAAACTTCAATTATGGAAAGAAAACAATTAACGCTCAACTTCAATGTTGCTGAATTCGATTGCCATGATGGAACCCAGGTACCAAACCAATATTATGACGGCGTTCAGCTATTGGCAACCAACCTGCAGGCATTACGTGATTACCTGGGGGAACCTGTACACGTTCTTTGCGGTTATAGAACTGTGAAGCATAATAAGGCAGTAGGCGGCGCTAAAGCCAGTCAGCATCTTGTAGCTAAAGCAGCGGACATATCTGTTAAGAGTAAAACGCCGAAGCAGTTACACAAGATCATTGGGGCGCTTATTACTGTAGGTACAATGAAGCAGGGCGGGCTCGGTCTGTATCCTGGGTTCGTGCATTACGATGTTCGGGGAAGGAAAGCGCGTTGGTAAAATAAAAGGGGGCGATTGTTTATGCCCCCTTTCAAAGATGTACGGGCCATCCGCACACCCGCTGAATCAGAATAAAAATTCAATTCGTGGAAACGTTCAAATAAAGAAGTCGCGATTAAAAAATATTGTTGACAGAACAAATGTAAGTTGTTATTTTTAACCCGGTTTAGAGTTTAGGGGTTTTTCATACTTGCCCGGTAGCCAATCGCCGGGCACTTTTCTTTCAACACAACAACACAATGGAATACAAACTAATTTCAGAAGCTTTAGAGAATAAGCGCACCACACGCACGTACAAAAATATTTCTACAGGCACCATTTGCAAAACACAATTCCTGAAGGAAGGTAAAGACGGTATGAAGTATTGGGGCTTCACTGATCTTTATAAGATACCGTACATACGCATTGCCTATGCAAAGCACATCACAGACATGTATGGCCTGGGCCTAACCTTAAAGGATATTCTGGAATGGTGTAAACAGGAAAAGGAATTGCTGAATGGTGATGATCCGGAAAAGTATCAAAAGCTTTATGCACTTGTACTGGAAAAGGAGAAGCTGGCAAACTATACAGCCGATCCAATACGTCAGCACTTAGCCGTTGCCACTGTATACGTAATGTTTGATGATGAACGTATAGATTACTTCAGTGATGATGAAGCATATAAAAAGCTTATACTGTGGGGTGCCGATATGGATTTAGCCGCTTTTTTTTTGAACTGGCATCACGAACACATAGTACGCTCTATCGAAGCCTTAAAGAAAGTTTCGGCAACTGTTTCAAAATCGGTGGACCTGATAAACAAGACAGCGCAATCCAAAAGCGAATAAAGGAAAATGCACACCACGAAAGGCGAACACAGTTATTCATGCGTGCGATTACGAAAGGGGTATTGAGTGAACGAGATCTTTTGTTAAGCTATACCATTGGGGAATTCTATAATGAAATGTCATTGTTCATCCAGGAACAGGAGGAATTAGAAGCCCTGCAGGAAAAGCAATTGCGGGAAATGAAAATGAAATCAAAGCGCCGGTAATTATTCACCTTTTAAATATTAATACAATGAACAATCAATTATTAGCAGCCTTAAAAGACATTCGTACTGTTGCATTAAAATACAGGGAAGTGGATGGCGAAACTAAAGTAGGTAATCACCTGTACAATTTAGCCAATGAAGCAATAGCAGGTTATGAAGCTGAAGGGGTACCAATAGCAGGTAAAGCAGGGGAAGCCATTGCAGCAGATCAAATTAAACAGTTGGCTGATTTCATTATGAAGTATTACCCCAATGAGCCGGGCAGTAAAGGGTTCCCGGAAAGCGCTGCAACATGTGCAATGCGTTTGCTTTCTCCTATGCAATTCAATCAGCGTGAAGCTATATTGGCATTCATAGTTTACTGGGCTTCCAATGAAAAAGTAGTCAGTTTTAAAACAGGTTACAACCCCGCGAACATAGAAGGGTTCCTTAACAGGTTCTGTGATATTCAGAAGTTCGCGCCCGCACGGGAAGGATATTTGGTGTACCTTAAGTTAAAATAATTATTCACCTAAAAACTTTGTCTATGCCAAAGAACCGAAACGGGCCATAGCCTGCACACACTCAAATTAGCACACGGTAGGAGTGTACGACACACGAAACCAGGATATGCCGGGACGTTCACAGCGCCCGGTTTTTTTTATCTACATTTGTCCAAACTAAGTTTACTATGCCTGATGATAACATAGTAGTATTCGGCGCTGAATTTCAAAGCGAAGGTGTCAATAAAGGAGTTGAGGAAATTGTTGGCAACCTGGAAAAAGCAAAGGAAGCTGAGGCAGCATTGAAAGAAGAGATTGAAGGATTAAATGAGCAGCTTGCAGATAACGAAAAGGAAATTGCCCAGGTAACTGAAGCGATGGGATTAATGACAAAGGTTTCCGGTAAGAATAAAGACGGTATTGCTGCACTCAATAAGCAGTTAGATGAACTTCGGAAAAAGAATGAAGCGCTGAAGGGGCACTTAAATAGCAGCGGGAAGGAACTGGATAACGTCAATAAGAAGGTGGAGAACTTCAGGCAAACGACTGAAAAAACCAAAAAGAGTACCAATGAAATAGGAAAGGCAATTAATAAGTTCACTGATATAAATAAACTGGGAGCCAAAGCGGTAGAAGATTACGGGAAGCAATTATTCAAATTGGGTAAGGCAGCGGTTGAGGGGTTTGCCATTGGTATAGCATTGGAAGCATTACCGGCATTATTGGACTTCATACAGGGGTTATCGGAAGGAACTGACGGCCTGAAGGAATTTGAGAAGCAGGCGAAAATAACTTCGGCTATACAAAACAAAGCTGCAGAAGCATTCGCCCCTGATTTTGCTAAGTTGGAATTGTTCAGAAAGAAACTGAACGATCAGAATATTACCGCTGCAGAGCGTGTTAAAATTGCGAAGGAATATAATAAGACTGCAGATGAAGGTAACAAGATCGATACCACGCAAATCAATAACCTTGATTTAATAAATGCACAGATCGCAAAACAATTGCAGCTATTGAAGGAACGGGCAACCGCACGTGCAGCCGAAAATGTATTGGCAGAGAAAGCGGAAGTACTTTTCAAAAAAGAAATTGAGTTCCGTGATAACTTCCCGCAAATAACCGATGCGCAGGTGAAGTCATTAAGGGAACTGGATGCAGCGGAAAAGAAACGTGCAGAAAATGCAGAGAACAGGGCACAGGATTTAATAAATCCGAGAAAGGATGCAGGCGCGAAGCTTGATCCGTTCCGTGTAATAAGAGCACAGATTGCAGAGTTAGATAAAGTGCGTGAGGAATTTCAGCGTACATTAACTGTTGCTGCACAGCTTACGACTACCCAGGGATTAATAACGCCTGATACAAAGAAGATTGAAAATGTATTTGCACAGAAACTTTTAGAGTTACGTGCAAGGTTGGCCCAGGTTTCCGCTTCCGTCTTTTTGAGCGATACACTTATTAAGAAAGATTTTGCCGCACGGCTTCAGAAAGATTTTGCAGACATTGCCCAGTTAGTGAAAGCCGGTTCGCTTACTTCGCAGCAGGGGAAGATACTGGATAGCATATTGAAGCAGATAAATAATGTGGAATTGGGCAAGGCCCTGGATGATTTCAAACAGAAGCGTATTGATGCTATTCAGAAAATTAATGACACCATTACGCAACTACAGTTCGATGCTGCTACAAAACGGATTGCTGCCCTTCATGGTGAATTCGAAAGGGAGCGTGCTACTATACAATTGGATACCGATAAAACAATAGCTACCCTACAGAAACAAATGGGTGAATTGTTTAAGGGTATTGATGATCAGGTGAAGCAGGGAGTTATTACCCTGGAAACTGCGAATGATAAAAAGAGTATTCTTTCTGCAATCTTCGGAGATCTTATTGATCAGGCGAAGCAGGAGCAATTACGCAGGGCTACAGAATTAGCGTTTAAGCAGTTCAATAATTTCATACAGGCATTGCGTGACCAGTTCGAAAATGTGGGTATTGGTTTGAGTGAATCGTTTACCAAAGAAGTGCAGGAAGCTTCAGAACAATTCCTTAAGGGACAAATTTCATACGAACGGTACCAGCGCAAACTGACTGAGATTACGCAGCGGGAAACTGCCAACAGGAAAAGGCTTCAGCTTCAGGCATTGAATGAGGAATTAAATTTAATTAACAAGCGCCTGAATGAAGCATCAACCGAAGCAGAACAAAAGCAGTTGCAGACACAACAGCGGCAATTGCGTACACAGATAGATGCACTTAACCGTGAGATAGCAACAGGCGATGCAGAAACGGAAGGGGCGAAACAGAAGGAAAGGTTACAGCGCCTTACCAGTTACGTGGAGGCAATAGGCAATTTGGCGCAATCAATAGGTAGCTTCTGGCAACAGGTTAATAAGGCAGAGGCCCAGGCTTTAGATAGAAGTATAGCGTTGCAACAGAAGCGCGTTGACTTTGCGCAGCAGATAGCAGAGCACGGCAATACTGAATTTCTGGAATTGGAACAGAAGCGCCTGGATGAACTGGAAAGGAAACGTGAAGCGAATGCCAACAGGCAGTTAGCCATTGATAACGCATTAGCGCTTTCACAGGCCACTGTTGCAGCAGTAACAGCAATTGCACAGGCAGTTGCTACAGGTTCACCATTCGCCGCCCTTGCCGCTGTAGCTGCAGTAATTGGGGCTATAGCTGCAGCCTACCAATTCGTGAATAGCCTGCAGCCGCCCGTTGCCCAGTTTGCGGAAGGAACTGAATCTGTGCAGGGCCCAGGCGGTAAGGATAAGGTGCCTGCATATTTGACAAAGGGTGAACGTGTTACCAGGGTAAAAGAGAATAAAGACTACTGGGACACCTTACATGCCATTCATAACAGGCATATACCGCCCGGCGTGTTGAACAGTTTTGTAAATGGCTATCCGGCAACTACTGTTCCGCTTACAGATTTCGACAGGCTTTATGCAGCTACTAATATGAGCATGGGGGCTGATAGTGAGGAAGTATTGAATAAACTGGGACAGCTTGACGGAACCATGCAGGAAATAGTTCAGGCAGTAAGCGCCCTGGGGATCAATGTAAACTTAGATGCTGACGGATTCGCTGCTTCATTAACAACTTACCAGCGCAAAAAGAAAAGGCAAAAGAAAGCATGAAAAACAGGCTACAAATTGAGTTACGACAGAAACAAATCTTTTTAGATAATGACCCTGGGCAACCTGTAGTAATACAGTGTAACCCTGATGGCACTTCAGAATATGTGCCGGGCAGTGTGCCCCAGGGAGCTTTTATTGATTTCACCCAGTACATAGAAGGGCTTAATAAGTTTAAAACGAATTGGAGTGCTGTTAGTGATTCGCAGGAGGGCGCTGATTCGACTACCACAAATGAAATAGGTAGCAACTACAGCAAGGGCCTGACTGCAGAACTTCGCTTCGAGGGCCCGGCGTTTCAGTTTATTTTTGACTGGCTTATGACATACCCTTGCCAGATTGTGAATTCAATTGAAGCACGAATTACTGACAGGCAGTTAATGAAAACGTACAGGTTGTTTGAACTTAAATTGGATAACACGGAGTACGCGCCCAATGATGCAAAGTGCATTGTTGCAATGGTACTGAGGGAAAAGGATGATACTATACATGTATTCCAGAAAACAACTATTGAGGACAATTGGCAGAACTGGTTTAATAAAGACGGTACCAGTACGAAAGATCATCCAACGTTCGGAATTATCCTGCAGAAAAAGCCCGGCTTCTTTCTCGCTATCAACATGGTCCTGGTTTACATCGCTGGTATGCTTTCAGCAGGACTATTGACGGCCTTCACCGATGGTACAAGATGGATTCGCAGGGTATTGGGGGTTTGCTATTTCTGCCCTTCGCCGTTGGTTCGTGACTACATAAAAAACATCTGTGATAAATATGGGTTCACACAGAATACAATATTTGATGATCTTCCCACTAACCCATACCGTAATGTGTGTTTGTTCTACCCTGTTGACAGGATGGAAAGTAACTTTGATAATTTTACGGCAACCTCAACTAAGTTTGAATATAATAACCGTACAGGCTACCCGTTCGCTGTCTTTCTTAACCAGTTGAAAAGACTGTATAACGCTGAATGGTATGTTACCCCAAATAATGTATTGTTGTTTCAGCACAAAAGTTTTTTTGATAACCAACCGCCTATATATGATTTCATTAACGGCGCTATACGGTTGAATGATCTGAAGTATACATTTAACGGTAATAAGAAACCGGCATACGGGCAGTACCAGTACCAGATTGATCCACAGGACACATGCAGCAATGAAATAAAGCGCCGGTACAATGCAATAGTGGATTATGACGGCAATGCCAATAACCCAATGTTGGAAGGGCACGTTACAAAGCAATTTGATTTCGCGCCGACTGCATTCCATAGGGACGGAACGGAGGAAGATTTCATAGAGAACAATGTTAAGATAGCGCGGCTGATCGCTGTGGGTGCTATCCTTATCGGTTTCGGTTCCCTGTTCATAGCTGCCAACCCGCTTACCGCTGCAATAGTTGCCGCACTGTTGGCCCTGGGCTATAATGTTACTAACAACTATGTGAATGATTTCTTTGACAATGCAGAGATTAACGGCATGGTACGTGTAGCGAGTAGGCAGATCAATACCCCCAGGTTGTTATTGTGGGATAGTGAAACGGCTATGAATAAGGCAAAGGTTGTGTATGTGGAAAACCCGGCACAGAACCCTTACTATAATATTGATGGGCTGGATTACTATACCGAGCATCCGGCATGGGAAGCGCCGGGCGGTTACTTCGGGAGCACGGTTACCAGGATATATAATTACCCTATGTACGTGGATGAGGAATTCACTGAAAACCTTTTTGACAGATTTCATAATTATGATAACCCATTGCTGAACCCGGTAGTTAACCAGGAGTGGAATGCCAATGTAGATTTGTGCGATGAAATGTTAACAACATTTGGCGTATTCGAAAATGATTTTATTAAGATCGGGGCGGTTGTACCTTTGGAAAAGAGGGGGGCGCGTATTATTTCAGGCAGGATTACTGATATTGATGTAGATTATGAACAGGGTAGAATTAATTTAAAAGGAAACGTTTTAAAATGAAATTAATATTTGCAGGCCCGAGCAGTGTACAAACGTTGAACTATGCAAATTATGTGTATAACTGCACACGTAATGCGAAATGCCAGAAGCGGTATGATGTTCCAATAAGGAATTGGAGTGATGTTGTATTGTATGCTGATCTTCAATTCGGCGAACCTGAAACGTATGAGATAGAGATCTTAGATGCCTGCAGCGCTTCAGTGTATGCTGTGGTTTCAACTGATTACATTATAGGGCAGAAGCCGGATTTAAGTTACTACGGAGTGTTTGGAAACATGGTGCCTGTATTCGCCCTTGGGGAATCTGTACGCTGCTTCATACTTCGCTTCACATTTACAAAGGCTTCTGTTGAATACATTTATTATACCGAACAGTTTTGTTTTGAGCAGTGCGATGGCTTAATGTACATGCAGGGTTGTTACCCTAATGAACCGAGGGGCAGCGAGGCAGAAGATTGTAACGGCATTTATTATGGGCTGCATTCAGGCCCAACGGCACCATTGGGAACGCCGAACTATAGATATTTCCACTGGGCATACGTGCGCCTGGGTAACATCATTGAACAGAAAAAGAAACTAAGTTTTACAGCATTCAACAATAAGACCATATACAGCACAAAGCAAACCGCTGAATATTTGCTACAGTTTGAAAGGGTACCCACATTTTACCAGCGCGTTATTTCGGGGGTTATAGGTATAGGTAATATTAAAGTTGATGGTGTGGGATGGAAGCTTGCCGATGAACAGGAATTCCAGATAGCTGATTTGGATTCGCAGTTCTGGAATATGGATATACTGTTAGATGAACAATGCGATATGGCTTTCGGATGTGGCCCGCGTGATTGTGAGTTACCAGATATAAGTTGTTGCACGCCGGAAGTTACATTGGCAACGGCTACAAACCCAGTGAGTGCAAGGATTACCAATATAAATTCTACACTTTCAATCACCGCTATTTATACAATTTCGGGGCCCCCTTACTTACCAGGAGATACAAGGCTGATGACAGTTACGGGCGGTTACCCAATAGGGCCTAACCAATTCCGTGATGCCGCTGTACATGCAGATCATGACGGCCTGAGCAATTTGATAGTTGTTGTTTATTTTAGCGGGGTTCCGTGTTTTGCTATTAACCTGAAAGTGATAGACAGCGATGCAGTAAGCCAGTGCCCAGGGTTTCAAAACTGCTTAGTGCCTATTATTCAGACAACGACAAACCAGCGTTTAGCTAATGCAGAAACCTGGAGCATTCGGCTTTCAGCAGACGCATGTTAAATAAAAACTATGGCAACGAGAGTATTGACAATAAATTTTATAGCATGTACGCCCGCGCCCGCGAATGGCTACATTGTTCTTTGGCGTTTGGTTGGCAGCGTTGGGGCATATACCAATGCCGGTAATTTTCCGTCATCGCCTGCTATAATAACGATTGAAGGGGTTGACGCCGATGCAGAGTTTGAAGGTTTTATAAAGGCCGATTGCGGTTTCGGTAATGTGGGTAATGGCTTCGGCTTTAATACAGTTGGTAGCGGGGGCGGTAGTGGTTCAGGAGCAAGTGCGGGGGGAAGTGGTTCAGGCCCTACGGCTGGCATTGGAGAAATAAGAGTGTTGGCAAATTGTGGAACCACTGAGCATCAGATCAATAATGTAGAGTTTAAAACACCTGTTCCGGGAATTGACCCCGCTGTACAGGCAGGGGTGCCGGGAGATTACCCGGTATTACCAGGGGAAGTGAGGGTTTCATCAATTACGAATTATGGCACAGGTGATTTACAGATATTTTTTGATGAAGATATATTTCCACTGAGTATTCGCATACGTGATTCAAATGGAAATATACAGTGCGGTAATTCTACAAGTGGCCCAGGGATAGATAATGCAATGGTATTTACGGGCGTTGTAATGAATGCCGATCCTGATTTCACATGGTATATAGAATTAAGTTGCACACCGTGTCCGTAGAATGATTTAATTTCGGCAAAACTTTTTATTACATGAAAAATACCGTTAATCTTCATTTACTTTCTATGGTAGCAAACAATTACCCAGGAGTTGCAACCGACATAAACTTAGTTTGTGGAGGCAATAAGGCAACGTTCACGCCGGGGTATATTATCTACGACACAGTACCGGGCCCCCTTGCTGTTTCATTCACACAGGACGTTGATTTAGTGAATGCAGCAATCGTTGAGGGTTCAGCGTGGAAAGTTGCAACCAAAATAATTGACTGTTTAGGGGCAACCAAAATAGTTAGTGAACCTTTCTTCGATGTTATAGCAGCAGCACAGGCATGTTGCGGTTCCTCTATTCCAGTAGGTGCCTTTGTATTTAAAGTATCCCCCTTTGCATTAACCCCAGGCGGTACTTACCCATGTGCTGCACCTGCAGCGTTCAAATGGATGAGTACGATACCTGCAGACGATCCGGCAACCTATAACGTGAAGTTCATTGCCATACTGAAGGATTCGGCGAATGCCAATGCAATGACAATATTACTTTCTGACTTCGCGCCGGATCAGGACACCGTGCAGGTGAACAGCCTTACCCTGAATTGGGCAAATGATTTTATTGGCAAAACCGATGGTGTAAAAACTTTGGTAGCTAATACTGTTACTGCCCCAGGTGCAAACGACAGGTTGGTATCGTTCTATGACGGTGGAACCATTACCGTGCGCACACTGGTTTCAAAACTTGTGGGTGAAGATTTGGTACCTGTTGCAGATACACAGCAGATATTTGCCCTGCCCGCTTCCCTTTGCGCCTGCAATATTATTTGTAACTGGTCACACACTGGTAACGATAATGGCAATGGCCTCATTACAGTGAATGGTGATACAGTAGTGGATTCAAATGCTACGGGCGAAGCAGGACAGTTCATTGTTCACCCAGGCGATTCAATTACAGCTACGGCGAGTATTTCATCAACCTGTGTTGTTGATGTTGATAGCAGCGTTTCAGGTGATTTGGATCCTGAAACCGATACCTTTACCTGGGCTCCTGTTTGTGGACATGTATATACAATTACTCTGCAAACCAATACAGGGGAGTAACTTAGTTTATATATCCGTTCGGTTCGAATCTATAGGAACGTGCAAAACTTGTACGTTCCTTTTTTTTCTCTATCTTAGTCCTGTAATTGCACTCACTCTGTTGCCTTGTACGGGCTTAAAGTACACACACGAATTCCTTTCTTTTTAACCTTCAAATATTTCTGTATGTTTCAAAAACTTCTTATTCGTTACCTCATGCCCTACCTGTCAGGGCCTGCATGTACAATTTCTGAAGGATGCGCAGAGCCGGATTTTCCGGTATCAGTTGCAAACTGTTTCTGCACTGTAGCAGTCGGCGGTTTGAATGAACTGTATTTTATTCCATGCACCGAGGTATTCAGTGAAGCTAATGTTACCGATGTGGCATGGTGGCAAGGGCTGATTGATGATGGCTTACTGGGTCGTTCAGGAGTTGGTTTGGGTTCTATTGCAAAGCTTTCTGATGTAAAGGACAGAACAGGAAGCTGCAGAACAGAACAGGTTACAGGTATTACCTGGGGGGCAACGTTCGGTATCAAATGTTTCGACAAAACCAGCGCCCGCAGTACATGTGCTAAAATGAATGAGCTGATTTTGAATGCATCGTCTTATCTCGTTGTTGCGCGTATGTGCGATGGTGATGATAATATTTTGCCTATTGGAAAATTTGATACGAATGATTTCGATTGGCAGGTTCCTGATAACGTGGATGAAAACCAGTTGGCACAGATCGTTCTGGCATGGAAAGAACTCGGTTTCCCATGCACAGTAGATGTGCCGGGCCTTTCTGTTGTGCTTCCGAAACTGAGATAATTTTCCACGTAAATACGGAACCAAATGCAGTTCAATGATGATACTGAACTGATCAAGCTGGTTAAGGTTGCGAAGCTACCTGACTGGCAAGATCGCAGTTTTAAAAAGAATTCTGAGGCGATACAAGTACATAGCCGGGGGGAGATCTTCTATAAAATAGACAGGTTATTTCCTAATGAACATCCGGAAAGTAAATTGCATCGCATACTGTCATTTGAATCAGTTACCGAAGGTTCATTCGGAAGGGCTGCAAATAATGTGAACCGTATTTTTAAGAACAGCAGTTACACGGTAGAAGCCAGCGAAAGGACATTGCAGATCGCTTCAGCCCATACGTTTCACGGGAAAAACTTTTATCATTACTTTCTGGATGAGTGGGAGAAATGGGCATTGCGTGAGGACCCAAATGCACGTATTGCTTTTTACCCGCCTAAATATATTGACAGGGGTTACCCTGTTTGTGCATTCGTTGGCAGTGAGTTTGTTAAGCATATTGATGAAGATACGGTAGTGTTCATCAGTGAGGAAGAAAGCGAGCTAAAGTGGGAATTAGTGGAGAAAAGGGTTTCCAGTGAAACGTTTTACGATCAGTCTATTAATATGTGGAATTCCAGGCAGGCCACTGAAGCAACGTTCACGGCAAAATTGGAGTTCAGTGTTATTAGAGCAGTGTACCATGTGTTCGACAGGAACAAAGGCTTTTACCGGATTGAACAATTGAAGGAAGCAAACCAGTTCGAAGTTGAACACTTTCCAATTAGCAAACCGTTCATGCCGGTAACTGATGTTGGAGGCATGAAAGGAAAGAAGGGAATTAACAAAAGCTTCCTGTACCCTTTCGTACCATTCGGGAACCTTGCACTGCTTCAGCATTCACAACATACCGCTGTAAACTTCACGTTCTCTTTCCCCCGTATGTCGGAAGTACAGGGCCCATGCGATGCCCCAGGGTGCAATGAAGGCCGTATAGATTGCGAGGTAACGGAACAGTTCCCGGAAGGTTGGAAGCCTTGTCGCGCGTGCGCGGGCACAGGTAACAGGGCTAACCAAACGCCCTATAAAATTTACATTAAGAAGCTTGACCCTTCTGGAATGGAAGGCGACAATAAGCACCTGGAATATGACGATGTAAAATACTATACCCCTGAAACATCGATCCTAGACTATTCCAAAAATGAATGGAAGGATTATTTAAACATGGCAGAGCAGGCGGTATATGTGCAGCAGCGTGTTCAAACTGGTAATGTTGAGAGTGCCGACAGTAAAAGGGTTACCGAGGGGGATATGTATAGTTTCCTTGCAAAAGTAGGAGCGGTATATTTTGGTAAAATGCGTTTCGGTCTGCAGTGTATTGAGAATTACAATGTAGGTAACCCCAGTGAAGTAGTTGTTAATAAGCCGTACAGCTATGCGATATTGACGGAAGCGGAAGCATTCGAATCGTTGAAAAATATGCTTACCTCTGAAGTGCCCATTCTGCTTAAAGCCAGCAATGTAGACAGCTTTATTAATAAGTTTATTTCCGAAAGCTCACCGTTAAGAAAATTCATTGAAGTACTGAAGCTGGTTGACCCATTATTATATTATACGAATGTGGATTTACCAACGCTAAAGAGTAATGGAATTATTACAGCGGAACAATGGGCAGATCATGTTTTCTCTTTCGCCGTACTGCAGGCGATGTACATGGAAGATAAAAACCTGTTCTTAGAGGAACCGACTGATATTGCAGAACTTGTAAAGGAGGATTTGATTGAGTTCAGGCCGAAGCCTAATAATGATTTGCGTAACCGTTTTATTGACAGTGGCAATGCAGCAGAATAATGACAGTAGAAGATTACATAGAAAACCTGAACCGCCTAAAGGGGGATGCAGTAGGCCGGTTCGCTGATCTTTCAGCTACAGAAAGGCGGTTGGTTGATGGCTCCTTTGATTGGCTTATTGATAATCTAAAAATACAGAAAGGGCAGGTGCAGCCTGATACAGAATTGACCCAGGCAATGAATGATTTTGTGGGTGCGGTTAATTCAATTATAAATGGCGATGGCACATTCAACAGTAAGTTAACGCAGTTCCTTTCTGACCTGAGTAAGATACAGGCCAACAATAAGCGCTTTCACATTACTACAAACAAGTTCAATATTGAGACTGCAGGGGTTTCCGAAATACAGAAAACAGTAGTGAATGAAATCATTGACCAGTATACGGGCAACGGTCTGAATTCTAATTTTACGGTGCCGTTGAGAGATCTTATATACAGGAACATCCTGGGCGGCATGAACATGCGTGAAGCCCGTGGAGTGCTGCAGAATTACATTATGAGCGGAAAGGATAACAGCGGCAAGCTTTCACAGTACCTTAACCAAACGGCACAGCAGGCGGTGGACAGTTACACGGGGATGATTAACCAGCAGTTGCAAAAGGAATTTAAGTTTACTGGGTATATAATTTCCGGTTCCCTTATAGTAACAAGTTCTGCACAATGTGTATATGCTATTCAACATTCAGATAGTGGATATCTTAGCTTTAAAGAATGGCAGAAGGTTTTAGCAATTGCGCGGGCCAATGGCAGGGCACCATTGATTGAAGGAACCAACATTGCCAATTTGCCTATAAATAAATTGCATTGGGGGTGCAGGCATGATTTCACCCCAATTATTCAGAAAGAAAACTAAGTAGTATGTATCCAAAAAGCGCCTTATGTGATCAAGTTGAATGCCTGGAAACATTGTTGGGCCTACGTTCAAAATGTACGGGCGGCACTAACTGTTACCCTTTTTATGTAGAGGATATTCAGGGGGTTGATATAAAAACGCTGTCTAAAATTGCGAAGGGTTCGAACCTTTCGGGAGCCGATTTTGCTCAACAACTTATTAACAGTTCTGCCCGGCAAATGGTAGGCGATATAGAGTTGTTGATAAACGGTGGATATAACATGCCAAATATTGTAGGGGAAGTCTGTAGCATGTGCCAGCACTTGCCTACATATACAGCCGATGCCGGTATAGTGGTAAAATCTTTAGTGCAAAGCAGGTTCCAGGAACTGAGACTTACTAAGCTGCAGATACTGGCAAACGTTACAGGGGTGAGGCAACTGGAAATTATTGACGGTATAGAAACTAAGTTTACCAATGTTAACCTGACAGCGGGCGTTATTATACCTGTGAACCTGGAATACAAAACCAGTGCGAGAAGTGTACAGATTAAGTTTACTGATCCAACGGTACCATTGGGGCAAATCTATTGTGCTACAAATACATCGTGCGGCTGTGGGGGTGTACAGAACCCTAATGCTTCCCGTGTAATACAAATAACGGGGCTGCAGGCGGGCAATGAAGTTTCAACACAATACGGCTTCCTCCCGTGCGCGTCAGTAACGTGTAGCTTCGACAGCCTTGTGTGTGCAATGATCAAGAACACGCCAAAAGTATTCGGGCTTACCCTGCTTTATAAATTCGGGGAACAGTACTTCCTGCATCGTAATGCTTCCGATAGAAACAATGAAGCGGTGAGCATGAATGAAGCTGATGAAGGGGAAGTGACAAAAGATTACGGGAAACTGTACTGGTCACGTTTACAGGGCGGTAGTATGAAACTGGGAGTTAAGACGGTAATAAGTGACTTCCTGAAGCACAACAAAGATAAATGTGTGGTATGCGATTCTAAAACTGTGCAGGGGCATGTAACAGGATGACAAATTTTACATCAAATATTGATGAACTGATAGAGAAATTCAGAGTGATTGCTGAACGGGCATCACAGGTTGATATTGCCACTGCATTAGAAGCGGGCGTTAATGCTGCAAGGGGTAAGATGGAATTCAGAATATTTAATGATGGTGAAGATTCGGAAGGGAATAAATTGGGAAAGTATGTTGGTAAAAAAACCGGGCTGAGTGCAAAGAACAAAAAGAAGATACTGGGCAAAGATGAGAACCGGAAGTTTTTAGCAGGAGCACAGAAAGCTTTTTCCCCTTATGAAAAGAAACGTATTAAAGCAGGCAGGCAGATACGTTATAAGGATTTTGAAAACACGGGAACATTACGGCGCGGCATTGTTGTACTGCGTGAAACCGAAAAGCGCGTTATATGTGCAATACCCAGTGCCGAATTGCGTACCATTGCAAAGGGATTGGAGGAACAGACAGGGAAGATATTAGGAAAGGGAACATTGAAAGTATTTGCAGCCAGTAAGAGTGAAAGGCAGGTTTTGATTGATAATACTACGGAAGCTTTAAAACAACTGTATGATAGGATTCTCAATTCTGAGTAATTTATTCGATGCCATTATTAACACTGGTTATGTTACCGGCGTTTACCATACTGTTATACAGAAAAAAGACAGCAAGGGACATATATACCCTGTTGCGCCTGTTGGTAATAAATTCAAACCCCTGGGCCCAAATGATTCCAAAGGCTTTTACTGTTACTGCAGGCAAGTAGGAACGGTTGATAATATAAAGGAGGAAAGAATAGGGGGGTGCAATGGCAAGGAATATACATTACAGATTCAGCACAGGTTAGTATTTTATAACCAGGATGAGGAAAGGAACCATGAAGATATATTTGCGCTGATGATGAAAGCTGTAATGTCAATAGGCGCAACTGTGAAATTTCAGAAGGGCATTACCGTCCCGGAACAGGTTGCAATTGTAGAGGCACCGACAGGTAAATACTCTTTCCAGGTCACAACCTTTTACCGTGCTATCGAATTTTTTGTACTTTTGAAACTACAGGCAGATGATTGTGAGGCTGAAATTAGATGCAAAGGAGTAGCAAACCCATATTGTAAACCAGTAGCGCAGGCATGATAATTGACAGGATTAAACTTAGTTTCGGTCATGCAAAAAAAGCCCGGTATGAGCCCTATCGAAGAAAAAGAAATTAGGGGGTTAAGTATTAAGAATTTGATTGCCATTGTTAGCTGTACAGTGGCAATTGTATCCAGCGTTCTTACTACTTACTTCTTAATGAAAAGCGAAATTCAGGAATTAAAAAACAGCAAGGTATATGATGAAAAGATTTTGGATATGAGATTTAAGTTACTGGAAACAAAGTATGACTTATTACAGGCCCAGGTAAACGAGATAAAAAAATGAGTTGTTGTTGCACGAACACGCTTTCACTTTGTAAAGTTCCCATGTGTGGGGATGATGCATTTATAAAGACAGGTGCAACAGCTACAGATGCAGGGGAATACAAATTGGTAGTTAATTTCCTGGGCAATGATTTCACCATACGTAAGACGTTCGAGATCGGTGATGATTTAAATTTCCCTTCAGCGGGGCTGAATGAGTACTATGTTTTTAGAGGCAGGATATATAAGCCGGATGGCACGGCATTGGTAATAACAGTGGGGGAGGGTGAAGATGCAATAGATTACGATTGCATATATTTTGAAACGATAATGAACTACGAAGTTCCCAATCCAGGTTCCTAAACACAATACATATATATGCTTTCCGAATTCATTCTACTGATGTTAATGGGTTTTGTTCCTGCATGTTTTTCATACTTGCTGGATTATTGTTTAGGGTTACCGGGGAGTGAGAATGATATTCACACTAAAGAAATATTTTTCCCCTACACTCTTTGGTTGGCACGCAGGCGGTTGAAACAGCATAATCTTTTGAAGGCCAAAGAAACTTTTTTTTATGCACAACTGAATAGCGATGATGCAAGCGTGCGGAAGGATGCAGTAAGAATGATGAAGGTTACAATTGTGACAGAGGGAAGGAAGTTCTTTACCTGGGAGTATATGGTAGGCATGTGTATATTTTGTACGGGGTTTTGGATTGCCGAGCTTACGGCGCTGATCTGTTTATTTTATGGGCCTCATTTGGTACACTTCAGCCCGGCGCTTCTGTTCATATTTTTGCCAATTTTTTCACACACTATATTACGTAAATTTTAAACTGTTAACAATGGAAAACTTTTTGGAAGTATATAACCCACAGAATGCAAAGAGCCTCACAGAAGATCAGGTTAGCGCAATGCAGAACCTGACGGCTGATGAAATACATGCACTTGCAAAAAAATATCCGAACCCTGCAATTCAGAAAACATATTTGATCCTGAAGGACAAAAACAAAACGGGCAAGACACAATTGTACCCTCGCAGTACATGGCCCAATTTATCCTCCCTCATCCGCATCGGGCAGGTACAGTTTATACCGTTAACGTTCGCTGCATTGTTCAACAATTCAATGCGTGATGTTAAATTGCCGGTAGGCCCTGCACAGGATTTAACGCTACATGATTTAAATACTGCCCCAGGGTTAAAGAAAGCCGAAGAGCAGAACTTAACAGTTACAGATAAAGGGGTAGGGGTTGGCGATAATGATGAAGATGATTTTGATGAAGTTGCATTGGAAGCAGCAAAGAAAGCAGGCGGCAAGGTTGTTACAAAGGCAGCGAAACCTATACCTGGAAAGAAAGCAGGCAAGTAATTTTTAACGTATACACAAATAAACTTTTTTAGATGGCACAACAACACGTAACACTATTAACGGGCCTGGGGCTTACCCCGGAACAGGCGGCACAATTAGATGCTATAAAGCCCGAAGATCTCGCAGCCTGGAAACCTGATGAACTTATAGGCACCATTACAGCGGGGCAGAAAAACAAGTTTCTGAATGATGCCGAATTCCTGAATGCAATACCGGAAGATAAAATACCGGAAGCAACCCGTAAGAAATATGAATCAGGACAGTACGCCCGTTTCCAGAATGAACTTATTGAAGTGGCTACAAAAAAACTGGGTTTGGAGGATAGCATACTTACCCCTGAAGATCGTAAGAGCATAAAGACGTTAGCCGAAAAGATGGCTACTTCCTATCTGGCAAAGAACAATAGCACCGAGGGGCTTCAGAAGATGCAGGGGGAGTTACAGAAAATGACAACCAATTTGGAGGCAAAGGATGCTGAATGGAAAACAAAGCTTGAAACTGACTTAGCAGCAGTGAATACGAAAGCTGAAGTGCGGTTGTTAAAAACGCTTACCAGGGCAGAGCTCGGCACATTGGAAGGGATTAAATTAAACGTGCCCCCTTCTTATCTCACCGATCCAATCCTCGCAGAAATGAACGCTAAATACACGCTGGTTATAAATGATAACGATGAAATCATTTGTATGCAGAAAGAGAATCCGAAGCTACGGGCGGTTGACAGTAAGAATAAAAATATTGAGTTTGGGCCCGAATTGAAAGCTTTAGTGATTGCAAAGAAGTTGGGAACTGAAGTGAAGGACGATACCACAGATGACGGTGGAGGTAAAAAGAAAGTAACCATTGATGGCAGCGGGGGTGAACCGAGTGAATTGCCTGATTATATAAGTAAAAAGGTAAAGGAAAATAGTTAGTATATTTGGCTTCTGCATGTAAGCTGTAATACAGTTTTCATTGTATAATTTTAAAGGTTCGCCGGGGTGCTCATAACTCCCCGGCGTTTTTTATTTGGCGATTCAAATGCAGTGGTATAGATTTGTCAAGCAATTACAATCAGTTGGCTATGGTATTGCCTCAAATACCAACTTCCTTTCTTTCAGTTGGCCCTGGGTAGCCTTATACTCAAAACAAAACGTTGGCCCGAGTTTGCCTAACAACTCAAACTTAGTTTTCCAATCTTATTATTTCACACTAAACTTTTTATATATGCCAATGGGTAATTTGGCTACGTATGTATGTCAGAAGCTTCAGGCAGACCTGATTGACTTCTACAAACAAAACGCAGCCCAATACAGAACACTGGGTGATACATCATTCCTTAAATGGCTGCTTTCACCTCAGAACACTGCAGGCTTCAGGAAGATTGAAGTTGAAAGTATACCGGGCAAAAAGCGCGGCGTTGCCTTCGCTGTTGATACTGCGTATTGCCTTTCACTTTGCGGATTGAATGTTGCGTGCGATGCTGCAAACATTCAGTACGTAGACCCGGCAACACAGGAAATTGTTTTTGATCTTACCAATGCTCCGTGGAGGCATTGCGATTCACAGGGCAGGCCGGTAAAGCTTCGGTTCACTGAGGAAGATTTGATGAAGTATTGTACCAGGGAAGATACAGGATGGATTAAGAATCAAATACTGCGTTACCTGTTCGAATTCGAAGAGGCTTTAGACAAAGCAATTTCTACAGCGCTGAATGGAGAAATCGGTACTAATGCCAGCGGTGCAGCAATTACCAACATTCCTTTGTTCGTTCAGTCTACACAGTTTGCACCGCCTATTTCTGTATTGAACGCAGAGGCACAATGGTACATCAATCAGGTATTTTCTGATATCGGTTTGGATGGCAACTATGCACTTATAGGGGGCACCATTACCAGCAAAATAGCCCAGTTTATGAAGTGGGTAGGATTGAATGAAGCAGGGGTAGATATGAGCAAGGCACCCAACAATCAGCCTTACCTGTTTTATAACAGGAACTTCAATGCAATCTACGGGCAGTCAGATATGATCATGATGAGCCCAGGCGCTGCACAGTTGGTTACCTGGAATCGGTACAAGGGAGAAAAACGCAGGCAGGTAACTGATCTGTATACAAAGGCAACCGTTACATTACCGCGCACAGGGTTAGAGGTTGACTTCAAATTCTTCTACGACTACTCCTGTGAAATATGGGTGTACGAGGCATTCTTACATGCAGAGTTGGCAACAGTGCCCCCAGGAGGTTGTAGCGATGCGTTGAATGGTATTGATGTTTCCGGCGTGAATGGTATTGTAAGGATACATGATTGCGGAAGCGTGCCACTGATACCGCCTTGCCCTGAAACAGTATCAAGTTAGTGTAAACCCAATTTTGTAACATTCAATTCTGAATATGAAACGCTTTTTAAAATTCTTTTTATTTACCGCTGTAATGATAGCGGCAACACATATATGCCTGGGCCAATTAGTGGAACGAAAGGCCAAAGATTCCAGTGTGAATGGGCAGACGCGGAACATAGTTTGGCGTTCAACGGCTGATGGAATAGTAGGCTTTCAGCTTACTGCAGTAAAGGTTTCCGGGACGGTTTCGGCGTATGCCATATTGGAGCGAAGGATTGACTACGTTGTTGATTCAGCAGCTTATGACAGGGCAAGCGCCGATACGTTCTTTATTACCAACGTTTCCACTACCCAGTTGAAAGTATGGCCTATTGATACCCAGGCTGGCAATGGTTACCGAATACGTGTTGTAAGTACCGGCACCCAAAAGGTATATCTGTACGCGGCTTTCCTTCGAAGGTCGCGGCGCTAAATAGTTTTTTATCGCCTGCCTTCAAATAGTGTTTGTTGTGTAAACATGTAAGAAACCCACTTTGTGTAGTGGGTTTTTTTTATACATTCGCCTGATGGATATAGTATATGTATTGGGCTTCGGTAGCCAATGGAAAAATAATGAAATCAGGTATTCATTGCGTTCCGTTCAGAAGCATGTACAAGATTACGGGAACATATATATAGTGGGTGAGTGCCCGAAGTGGTTACGGGGCCCTGGGTTGATACATATACAGCATCCAGATGAAAGCAACTTTGTTTCCGTTAATACCAGCAGAAAGTATTTAAGGGCCTGCAGTGTGGGTGCATTGTCAGAATACTTTGCTGCAATGAATGATGACTTCTTTTTTTTAAAGCCTACTATACTAAAGGAGTACCCGAATTACTACAGGGGTGAGATAATGACAGATATGGAACGAATTAAAAAGGGTCCGTATTTTGAATCCATGAAAAACACACATGGACAATTAACGCGGCGCGGATTTAATACAAAACATTTTGGCGTTCATAAGCCTGGAATAATTAATAAATTCATGCTGCCCGATATTATAAAGTGGTTCAATTGGAATGTACGCTTCGGCCTGCTTACAAGATCTCTGTACGGAAATGTTTTGAATGTGAAGGCTGAACTAACCACAGATTTAAAGATGAAGGCAGTAACGAACATGGAGAATTTCAGGGCCCAGGTAAAGAACAGGGATTTATTTTCGGTAGGTGATGCAATCCTTTCCCCTGAATTCACTAACGTTATGAATGAACTGTACCCCGAAAAAAGTAGATGGGAAATTGATTGAAAACCAACGTGCGGTTTTACCGCCATAAGTTAGGCCGTGAGGCCATGTATAAAGAAGGCCCCTATACCGGGGGCCTTCATTCGTCACTGTGCATCTGCAGAAGCGCAGGAGGAGGGGGGAGGCTTCTGATTCCAGGGTTATGAAATAAGTTTGAAAGCCAGCTCTCTGCAAAAAAGGAGTAGCGCTTATGTATACCTTTGAGGGCGGCGAAACCCTTGTAACGCTTCGGTATAGCACCTGCAGGAAATAACCGGCTTTCGGTTAATAATGAATGTAAGGTATAACGGTTTTAGTTAATTGTCAATAGTAAAACTCCGATAGTACAGATACTATAATTCAGTTAGTTAAAATACCTTTCATATAAGTATAATATATTTTACCTTTGTATATTATATTTAACCTTTAAACTTAGTTCTAATGAGTGTTCACGAAAGCCAAACCCTTACGTTAGAAGCCTTTAAGCAGGCCATAGCCAAAAAGGGAACCCGTGTATATATGTACGTTCAGTTAGGGGGCGTAAAACATACCTGGGTTCCTGTTATTAAAAGTGAATTCCTTAGTTACTGTGACCTGAAAAGGAACGGCTTCAATGCCGTTACCTGCACTTTCTCAAAAGAGGTACAGAATATTTATGTTGAACATTTTACCACTATTTAAACTTTACACGTATGAATGAAAAAGAATTTAACATCAAATTGCGGGAACTTCATGCCGAGATTTTATGGTATTTCAAGCATCCCAATTTTGATATGGATGCCTATAATATTAACGGCTTTATTATGTTAGTGCAGCGATTTAAAAGGGAGCCAGGGGAAGCACATTGCTTTACATTTTATTTTAATGATCACAGCGCTGCAAAACAGTTGGGCGTTCCTTCAGTGAATACCTGGGCGGGGGCGTATGAAACCATTGTGCAGATGGTTGGCAAACCATTGGAGAACTTCAAACGGCACCTGAATAGAAGGATGGTATTCCTTGCAACGAAAATGAAGGGAAAGAATTTATGCTTCCCTGCATGGTTTGCTGAATTGGTTGATGCAATTGATACGGAAGCCGATGCAGCCATATACATTACTTCACTTAAGCAGCAGTTAGAAGATAACTATTGCGAAGTTGAGGCGGCTATAGGCGAACGTGGTGTAATATTATTAAACCTTATAAAATAATTTTATGAACAGCTACGAAATAACAGGCAAGGATAAGGATGATTTTTTCCCGGCACTAACGGGAACCTTCCCAGGTGAAACCATTCAAAAAGCTAAGAAGCTGGCAAAGGAATATTTTGCAGGCGAATTGCATACAACAGAAAAGAACATTGAAATTTTATCAGCAATTAAAAAATAAGCTTATGCCACAGTGGAAAAAAATATACCACATTTACGAGATCATGGATAAGAAGCAACCTATGCTCCATTTACGTATGAAGGATGGCAGGCCCTTCAATAGCGAAGCCGATGCCGAAAAATTTATTTTTGACATTGTGCCACAGGAAAACGATAACGTTGATTCTGAATTCATGGTACTGCCAACGATACTATTTATATAACCTTTAAAGCAATTACAATGAGCGAAATGACAGCAACCCCTGACGGACATGCGCGAGGGATAAGAGTACAGGATTCTGAATTAATGGCCCTTTCTGATGCTATGCTAACGAACATTTTAGACGGATACATTCCTTTGCCTGGGGTTGAAATGAAGGAACAGTTATTGACAATTGCCGCCTGCACTAATTGTTTAAGCAATGATTTTGAAGATGCCGTTTATTGGGAACGCGAAAGCGGGGCACACGGATGGGCCTGCAGGAATTGCGGGCGTGTAATTCAGTACGGTTAAAACCTTTAATTATTACTATATGGCTACAACTTTGGAATTCGTATTGATGGTAAATGTTCAGTTAGGGCAGCAACTTGAAATGTTGGAACTGCTTCATAAAGATGCTAATAAGGCAGCACAGAAAAGCCAAAACGAGGCTATTAAATGGAGCGGGGTTTTACTTGATTTACATGAAGCACATGAACACGTTGCAGCGGCTATGACAGCCTTAAAGCGCTGCAGTACACGGTAACAGCGGGGACATAGCCCGGAAGGGATAAAGCCCCCCAGGAAGCTGTACAGGCCCGGTATTTTGCCGGGCCTTTGTTATGCCCTTCCTGGAAGGAATTATATCATGGATAACTAAACTATAGTTTGCATAATGTAAACTAAGTTTATATATTTACATTATTATTTACAAACCTTTAAAAGTCAAACAATGGAACAATTACAAACACTTCTTATGCAGTTAGAAGCCCAGGAAAAGGTAAAGCATGATTACATTACCCCAGGGAAACAACTGCACTTTGCAAACGGTAAGCTTATTCTATTAGCAAGCGGAAAGGAAATAAGCTATGATGCTACGGAGATCTTACATAACCAGATGGCTGAAAAGCTGGATATACCAACTAAGTATTATAAGCGCCTGTTCAGCGAACCGGAAAACCTGAAGCTGTTTGATGAAAACTGTAACCACTGGTTAGCAGCTTCAGATAAAAATTACCTGTTGCGTACATTCCAACATGCAAAGGATAAGGCAAACGTTGCGCGTGCCCTGTTAAGTGACCGTTACAAGATCATTGACAACTATGCCGTGCTGTTGGAAGCATTGGAAGCAATTAAAGACAGCGGTATTAAGGTTAGTATTGAAGGCGCTGAATTAAGTGATACCAAAATGTATTTAAAGGTAGTGGCCCCTGAGGTTGAATTGAAAGCAGAGGAAATGCTTAAGGAATACCGCACAGCTTTACGCGCTGGTACCGATGGTGTAATAAGCGGCTTCACATTACGCAACAGCGAAATAGGTGCAGGGGCCTTTACCATTATACCCAGGGCTAAAATTTTGGCCTGCAATAATGGTATGACAATGATAAAGGATGGTTTGAAAAACGTACACCTGGGGGCTAACATGGATGAACTGGGTTTCAATCAGAACAAAGACGTTATGCGTGCAAACCTGAAGCTTATTAAGGAACAGGTGAAACATGCCGTTAAAATTTTCCTGAGCAAAGAATATTTAAAGAAGGCTGTTGATGTGTATACCAAATTGGGTGAGCCGAAAATAGAAGCGCCGATACAAGATGTGATTGAAGTAGTGGGGAAGGATAACGGTTTCAATGAGGAAAGGAAAGCCAACATTTTAAAGTTCTTTGTTGAGGGCGGTGATACGCGCCGTATAGGTTTGGTAAATGCTATTACTGCAGAATGCCAAACGGTTGAGGATATTGATGCAAGGAATGAAGGTGAAATTGTTGCTGATGATGTACTGCACACTTTTAACAAAATTGAAGCTGCAGCGCTGAAGGTGAAAAGGAATTCAAATTAGGTTCTTATTGTTTACACATATACGCGGGCGGTACCCAGTACCCCCGCTTTTTTAAACCACATTTTTTAAATTAAAAATTCCTACTGATGGCTACACAGCAGTTAGTTACCAAAACAGACATTTACAAAGTACCTTTTTCGAAGCTGGTTATTATTGACGGTTTCAATGACCGTGAAGATTACGGCGACATACCGGAGCTTGCCGAAAGCATACGGGCAGAAGGGCCCAGGGTTCCCCTGAAGGGTTACCGCGATGGTGATAAGTTCGTGGTTATAGTTGGGCACAGAAGGCACCGGGCGGCTGAATGGATTAAGAAGCAGTACAAAGAGGAAATAGTTTTCAAGTTTGAATGCTATGCCAAAGGCGCTTCTAAAGCTGAAATGCTTATGGATACCCTGCTTACAAACGCGGGCAAGGAATTAACCCCACTGGAAAAGGCCAACGTTGTAAAGAAGCTGGTTACCGAAAAAATGACCGTTAAGGCCATTGCAGCCGCTTTAGGCGGGGTTTCCTCAGTTTACATTACCAACCTTTCGAAACTGGCTGATGCCCCTGACAAGGTTAAAAAGCACATCAGGGACGGCAATGTAAGTGCTACCCTGGTTATTGGCTACCTGAAAAACAAGGATTGCAATATTGAGGAACTGGTTACCGAAATAGAAAAGAATTTGGAGCCGGATGAAGGTTTGTTCAAAGGCAAAAAGAAAAAGAAAAAGCAGGCAGCGGTTACCAAAAAGAACCTGAACAAAAAGAAAAAGGACACGGAAGGTTCTGACGATGAGGAAGATACAGGCAATTCAATGAAAACTTTCAAACGGTACATGAAGCAGAATACCGGCATTTTTGCAACCCCTGAGAAACAGGCAACGTTTGAGTTCGTTAGTGACCTTGTGAATAATAAGGTTACGTACACCGACATGGTGAAGTATTTCACTGGTAAATAATAAACCCTATGGCTACAAAAAAAGGCGGCGTTCCACGTGAAAAAACATTATTAAAAGTTGTAGGCCAATCGTTTCTATTAAAAAGGAATGATCTCGGTCTACAGCTTTTGGATGTTTCTGAGCGTTCGGGCGTTACTGCCCTCACTATTTCGAAACTGGAAAAGGGGAAGCTGGATAATACCAGTGTGGAAACCCTTCAGAAGATAGCGCAGGCATTAGGATTAACATTACAAATTTCAGCAGAATGAAAACCAAAAGTATTTCTTTCGCTTCAGGAAGCAGGGCCCTGTTCGCTTATGAACAGGCCGCTGCCCTGTTGCGTCATTTAAGAATGGATAGTACATTAGCAAGCTTACGGAGCCACATATTAACGGTTCCTGTATGGTTTCCTTTTTCACACAATTAACAGCTTATGCCCATATACCAATTCAGGTTTGAATATGCACAACGTAAGCAAGGGGTAATGCTATTGTATGCTGTGAGGCAGAACATTGCGGAAAAGGAAGCTGCAGCCGATTCGCCGTTTTGGGTATTTGAAAGGCAGCGAACAGACCTTCACTATAAGGGAAAGGATTCTGTTGTCATACTATTGCTTTATAAGAACGTTTTAGAATAAAACCTTTAAACTTAGTTTATGTTACTCACACTTAATGTATTGAAGTCAATACCTGCAGGTAGAATATTTCATGTAGTCATTACCCAGTTACAATATGAACTACCTGGGCAAATGGCTAAGTTCGTAGCGGTGAAAGGCGCGGGCCTTAATGATTGGGCGATATACTTCGGGCGGGGGGATGATGCAACCGAGCATGTTCGAAGGCATGGCAATAAAGTTTCTACTACTGAATTCATCCAACACATTTGCCCCTGTGATCAGGAAGCATTAAACCTTTACAGAAGATGAACCTATACAAATGGAAATTCAAAACCCTGGTACGGTTCTTACAGTTCAAACGGAACCTATACCTAACCTGCAGGAATTGGTTATACTGGCATGTACCTATTTATCAACGTTGGTTCCTTTGGCGTAAACGGCGAAAGGCCCTTCGCTCTTTAAGGAAGGCAATAAAGAAACATGGCCCTGATATTTTTAAGTGGCCCGGAACATATATTCACTTCAGGGAAAAGGAGTAATATCTTTACAATTAAACACACAAACAAAACACTATGGCAGACAAAGAAGAATCAATACCGTTAGTATTGAGCAGTGAATCACTGTTAGCAACCGTTAGCGCTGAAGTTGATGTACAGATAGCAACGGCGCAAAAGTTCCCCAGGAATGAAGTCAGAAGTCTTGAAACCGCTAAACGCATAGCCTGCATCAGCGAGGAAGTAGCTGAATCAATGGAGTATGCGTTGCCCCGTAAGCGTTGGGATGATAAGAAGGGGAAATATATTTCTGTAATTATTAAAGGGCCTTCTGCCCGCCTTGCTGAAGTAATAGGGTATGCCTTCGGGCACCTTCGCGTTGCCAGCAGGGTAATAGGTAACGATGGTATATTTATAACCGTTCAGGGGGTATGCCATGATCTGCAGACTAATTATTCCCGTTCGGTTGAGGTGAAGCGTTCCATTAAATACAAAACGGGCAGGACATTTAATTTTGATATGCAGGTTATGGCTATGAATGCAGCGGGGGCAATAGCTTCCCGTAACGCAACATTCCAGGTCATACCTGCAGCCCTGGTTAACGTAGTATATGAAGCAGCAAGGGAAAAGGCACGCGGTACAGCGGAAAGCTTACCAGGGCGTAGGGAAAATGCACTGAAGTATTTTATACGTAAGGGGATAACCGAGGAACAAATTATTAAAGTGCTGCAGGTTGTTGGAATTGAAAATATTGATTTGGAAAACCTTGCAACCTTACGTGGTTTCAAAAATGTATTGGAAGCAGGCGAAGCAACATTGGATGAGATCTTCCCGGCAAAGGATGAAAAAGACAAAGCGGATACAGCAAACGATACTACCTTTAATTTGATGCAGGAGGAAATCAGGAAAGCCGAAGAGAAAGGCGGGAAGGGTAAAGATAAAAAGCAGGATAGCGAGTAAGTTTTTATTCACCTACAAATACACAACATCATGATTGAATCTGAATTGGTATTGGCTAATAAATTAGCTGATCAAAAAAGCGATAACCAGCTTATCGTAAAAGCAATTGAAACAGTATTGCGCGGGCCTGAAAACGAATTGCATATTTACACTGGTACACGGCAAGTAAATATTAACAGGCAATCATTTAAAATGCCCGAAGGCATGGAAGATGATATTTCTTTCTGTCTTAAATTTCTGCAGGAACGTGCCCGGCAACGTGCCGAAGATCAAGGAAAACAATTCGCTGCAATTGGAAATCCTAATAAGGAAGGAAATGACTGTTACGGTGCAAAAACTAAAACCCCATACCCACACGCATGAACACAAAAAATTTGATCTTAACCAGCACGGCAAATATGACAGATGCCCAGTGGTTAGAATGGCGTAAACCGTTATACCACATTAAAAGGTATTTGGAGGCTACCATATTTCAGGAATGGACGGCTGAGGAACTTTGGAAAAAGAACGGCGTTGCATACGTTGCGCTTACCAGCTTCTTTGATTCGGCTGACTGGAAAAAGTTACAGTTCCCTTGTGTGGGTGCTTCTGAAGTAGCGGTAGTAATGGGCCTGAACCCATACCAAAGTATTATAGAATTGTTTTATGAAAAGTGCGGTATTAAACCCACATACGACGAAGATAATGCAGCTATGTTTTGGGGCAGGGAATTAGAGGAACAGATTGCACAGAAATGGCAGTACTGGGATGGCGAAAGCGAAACCATGATTGACAATTTCAACAGGGGAAACATATTGAGGAAGTGCAGGCGAATGAATAACTATATACAGAACCGTGCGTTTCCCTGGTTATTCTGTTCACTGGATCGCGTAATTAATAAAGCCAGTTCACGCCCTGAAGGTGCATTGGAATGTAAATGTATAAGCGGTTTCGCGGCGAATATGTGGCAGGATGGAATACCGCCTATGTATGTCACACAGCTACAGTGCCAATTGGGAATAACTGAATTTGAATTCGGGGAACTGGCTATATTGAAAGATGGCAGGTATATGGATGTATTCCCATTCGATGCAAGCGAAGGCATCATAACTGCCATTGTTGAAAAGTCCCGGCGTTTTAACGAACTGGTAAAAGCTGCCTGTGCTCATTACCTGTGTTACCTTACCTGTCCTGATGAACAGGTACAGGCCCGGCACATGGCTGAAATTGATAAGCTGGCACCTGAACCTGATGGGAGTAAAAGTTATGAGAAGTATTTGAAAGATACTTATACAGACCAGGGCGGGGAGCTATTGGGGGGCGTTGTGCAGCTTCAGTATGCGAAAGATCATCAGTATTACAAAAAAGAAATTGAGCGCCTGGATACGCTGCAAACGTTCTGTAGTAACAACCTGAGGGCTTTCATGGGTAACCAGCAGAAAATAAGTTTCGGGGATGATGGGCATGTAACATGGAAAGCTGATAAGAACGGTACACGGTCAATGCGATTCAAAATAAAATTGGATGCAGGTTATACACCTGAAGCTTTAAATACTGTTAATAACAGTGTGAATAAGTGAAGCACTGTTTTACTGGTAGCCTGTAGGAAGTTCGCGCCTGCAGGCTTTTTTATGCCCCTGAAGATCTCTGCACTCACAATGTTGAAAACTTAGTTATTCACAATCAGTTGACAAACCAAAGCAGGCGATTAAATTCGGCGCTGCAATTGTTCAGTGCCGAGAATAATTGCAATATCTTTACACAGCCTTAACTGAATTAGCTTTCAATGTAACGGACGGCACTCCGTTATTTTGGGGGCTTTTTTATTTCCCCTACTATATGAAGTTCTCAATCTGCGTTAACCAAAAAGCTGCCATTGATTCGGGCCTGAAACTTGACATTGTAGACCTTGCAATATTTGAACTACTTAAAGATTTTTCGCATGTAGAAAGCTGTAAAACGATTCAGGAAGATGGTAAAACTTATTACCTATTTCATTGGAAACTAATTAATCAGCAATTGCCAATACTGAATTTGAATTCCAGGCATTCAGTTTACCAGCGAATGAAAAAGCTAAGTGATGCAGGCATTCTAATAGCTTCAAAAGATAATCAGGCTAATTCAATGTCTTATTACAGGTTCGGCCCGAAACATGAACAATTGATATTTGTTAATAATACAGGGGTTGCAAATACAACCCCAGGGGGTAATAAAAACACGCCCGACCCTGTAAACAATAACACGCCCAATAATAGTATTAATACAGATAATACTATAAAGGATAATATAGAGGCAGCAACAATAAAAAAGAAAGAAGATTTTATAAAGCTTCTGATAGCCTGGGTTAATACTCACCCCTCTAAATATCCGAAGATCATGTACAGAAATTTCTTTACTTACTGGGTAGAGGTAAGTGCTACAAAAAAGAAAGTTCAATTACGATACGAGGCGCAAGAATTTTTTGATATAGGGCGGCGGCTTTCAACATGGTTCAGCCATTGCAATGATCAGGACATTTTGGCGCAATGGAACGCTGATGTTAAATTGCCTGAATTACAAACAATACTATTAAATGTCGTACATGGAAAATAAGTCAGTAAAAAGGCGGCGCGGCTCTTTGGATTTATCCACAATGGTATACGGCAAGGTTCCACCACAGGCTAAGGATTTAGAGGAAGCGGTACTCGGCGCGATCATGTTAGAGAAAGCAGCACTGGATACAGTGATTGAATTCTTAGCGCCGGAACGTTTTTATGTTCATGCACACCAAACAATATTTGCGGCCATGTGCAAACTGCACATGAAAATGCAGGCAATTGATATTCTGACAGTGATTGAGGAATTAAAAACTGAAGGAAAATTGGAGGAAGTAGGGGGCCCGTATTATGTAACACGTTTAACTAATGCCGTTGTAAGTGCTGCCAACATAGAAGCCCATGCCAGAATAATACTGCAGAAGTTTGTACAGCGTGAAGTGATAAGAATGAGCGGGGAATTAATTGGGGAGGCTTACGATGATATGGACGTATTTGATCTTATGGACTTAGCAGAGGAAAAGGTAATAGGGCTTACCGGCATGTTGCATAAAAAGAATTACAGCGCTGTTGATGAACTGTTAGTAAAGGGGGTACAGCGTATTGAACAGATGCGAATTGAAAAGCTTGATATAACGGGCGTGCCTTCCGGTTTCCCGAGCATTGATAAATTAACGCACGGTTGGCAAAGCACAGATTTCATTGTAATAGCTGCACGGCCTTCTGTTGGTAAAACAGCCTTTGCATTGAACCTTGCCCGCAATGCTGCCATGAGCCCATATAACAAAACATCGGTTGCATTCTTTAGCCTGGAAATGTCAAGCGGGCAATTGATACAACGGCTTATGTCTGCAGAAAGTGAAATCTATATAGAACGAATTCAGCGGGGGCAATTGGATGATGAAAGCATGAGGCAACTATATGAGAAAGGAATATTACCGTTAGGGCAGGCGCGAATATTTATTGATGACCAGGGGGCGCTGAACATTTTTGAATTGCGTGCCAAAATAAGAAGGCTGAAAAGTAAGGAAGGCATTGGGTTGGTTATTATAGATTACCTGCAGCTAATGAGTGGAGTAGGGGGCAAGGGCGGGAACCGTGAGCAGGAAATAAGCCAGATAAGCAGAAGCCTGAAGGGGTTGGCTAAGGAACTGGAAATACCTATTATAGCCCTTTCGCAGTTAAGCAGGGCGGTTGAAAGCAGGGGCGGGGAGAAAATGCCAATGCTTTCCGACCTTCGGGAAAGCGGGGCTATTGAACAGGATGCCGATGTAGTGGTATTCCTTTACAGGCCCGAATATTACGGCATAGCAAAGAGCGCTGATGGTACCAGCACGGTAGGGGAAACGCATATAAGGTTTGCAAAACATCGCAACGGAAGTTTGGACACTATAACGCTACAGGGTAAATTGTGGATTCAAAAGTTTGTAGAACAGCCTAAAGGTCAATATGCCCTACCCAGTGAAGAGAACAGCGGCAAGTTATTAACGGGGGCGAATATGTGGAAAGCAGTACCGGGGGCAGACTTCACGGATTATAAAAGCAAAGCAGCCGGGGAAGACAACAAAGAGTAAACTAAGTTTAGTAATTTTATAGCTATGGCAATCAAAACAACTTCTACAGGCAGAATCAGAACGATTATAAAAACCTTTTTTGATACAGTGCTTTCTGATTTGGAAACTGCTTATGCAACTTATGAAACAGATAAGGCAATTGAGGATACTAAAACATGGTCTGTACGTGTTATTGCTGCAGGTTGGGACGGTACGAATTATTTTATAATTGCAGAAGCCAGCTATCCGGAAACGAATGCAAACCCTGCAGGACAGGTACCCCAGTTGGGCGGCGAATAGTAAAACCTTTAAATACATACAATGGAACAGAAAATTATTACCTGCTATTTCGATGGCTGTTGCGAACCTACGAACCCAGGCGGCAATATGGGTTTGGGTGCCTGGGCACATTATGGAAGTGACCAGCTTTTTGAACACAGCGAAATGATAAAGGCGAAATTCACTAACAGCAATAACGTTGCTGAATACATGGCCTTTGAAAAAATACTTCTTTGGTTGTCGTTGGAAGATAAGCTGATGGATATTTGCGGGCGCGATGTTATTATATACGGCGATAGTAAACTGGTAATAATGCAAATGCAAAAGCTGTGGAAAATAAAAGGCGGGCGCTATGTGAACATTGCACACGAATGTTTTAAACAACTTCAGTTTGTAAAGGATCTCGGTTTTAAAGTTTCCCTGGAATGGATACCCAGGGAGGAAAACGATAGAGCTGATGATCTTAGCAAAAAACATTTACTACAAAACGGCGTGGTATTCAAACTGCAGCCGCAATACCATAAAAAATAGTAGGGTGAAAGATGATGAACTTTGGAAAATCTTCAGCCAGTATATACGATTAAGGGATAGCGATTCAACAGGGTACTGTATATGTATTACCTGTTCCCGTGTTTACTTCTGGAAAGAAATGCAGTGCGGGCATGGTATAGGTAGGCAGCACATGGCTACCAAATACGATGAAAGGAATAACCATGCCCAGTGCAAAACCTGCAACAGCTTCGAGGGGGGCAATGAAGATGCCTATAAGAAAGCGGTTGATAGAAAGTATGGTGCAGGCACCTGGGAGCAATTGGAACTGAAAGCTAAAACGGTTTGCAAGATGGGTGCAAATGATTTCCTTATACTACAGGGTTATTTTGGGGCCCAGGTTAAACTACTGTTGGCAGATAAAGGGCTGAATTAATTTGCTTAACTAAAATATATTATGCTCCTTTGCAGAACCTTTAATAATACATACAATGTCAAGTTTACACAGGCAAACAATATTCCTTAATGGGAAGTGGTATTGTGCAAAAGCCATAAAAGCAAATGAAACGGGGGGCACGTTGAACCAATGTATTTTCGTAGGGATAAGCTGGTATGAATTACATGAAATAAAAATACCAGCGGAAAAAGAAACTAAGTTTACAGCCGCACAGGAAACTATAACAAGTATATTGAACAAATGCAAAGTTTAACGTTTAGGCATTCAATGGAAACAGCATTGAATAAGCAGAGGGAATTTGCCAGGAATAACATAGCGGCATGGTGTAAAGAATTTATGAGTAACCCCAGGTATGTTGCTTCACCCCCTGAACTGAAAGAAATATTATTGAACCGCCTTTGGGATTTATATTGTAAGGCAACGGAACCGTGTACACGTTGGAATACAACGCACGGGCCTACATGGTGGAAACATGATGGCGATTTAATGAGGTACCTGGAAACCTATAGCGATTATTCTATTATATGGCAACCGTTAGTTAATAGGTATAACGAATTGAACGAACAGAATAATTTTGACATACAGGCCACACACAAACAAATGCTTAAAGAGTTTTTAAAAAGTAACAAAAATGAAATGCCCAAACCCTGAATGCAAACATGAGTTTGATGATCCCTTTGAGTTCGGCGATCATCATAACAACTACACTATTAACTGCCCCGCCTGTACTAAGCTGGTAAAAGCGGATACTGATTGGTTGCGCGGGCAGGAGCCGGAAGATGAGGAATGGTGTGTATTAGAAAAGCTTATATTGCTTCCCTTCCCCGCTTCGCTTATTGTTACAAATGATACGCGGCCTTATGACCTGAAAGAGTTTTGCGGTGATTTCCTGAAACAATTTACAGGTGCCACTTTTGTAAGTACCGATAAAGGTGAGCAGCTAATTGAATTAGGCGATGAAATTGAAAGGCAGTATGATGGTGAATTGATTGTTAAGAAGGCTAAAAAATAATGTATGCACCTGAGTTTTAAAACGGTTTCGCACTGGGGATGGAAAACTTCTTTTCCAGAAAAGATATTGGGCGGTAAGAAGCTGCACACTATAAGGCAGGGCACACGCTTCAGTGTAGGAGTACGGCTGCACATGGCTACAGGCATGAGGACAAAGAACTATAATTGTTTTAATGCTGATCGTGGTGATTTACAGCAGGCCCTGGGGGTACAAAGAATTTTAGTTGAACCGAAGCAAAAGGAAATTTATATTTGGAGCATAGTATTTACGGGGTATACGTTCAGGAAGTTAACGTTTGTAGAAATTGACAGGCTGGCTAAGAATGACGGCTTCGACAATACATGGCAGTTCTGGAAATGGTTCACAGAGCCGGTTAATGGGCAATTGATTCATTGGACTAAACTTTTATATTAAACGCTATGGGTGAAACAACAGGTATAAGTTGGAGCGATGCAACGATAAACTTTTGGCATGGGTGCCGCAAAGTTTCTGAAGGCTGTAAGTTCTGTTATATGTATAGGGAAAAGGAAAAGTACGGGCAGCAGGGCAACGAAATAAAACGTACCAGCGCAAATACAATTGTGAAAATCTTGAAAGCGCTGAACCTGCAAAGAATGGAACGGCTGGCTGCAGGCAATAAAGAACCGTTGAAAATATTTACCTGCAGTTGGAGTGATTTCTTTTTAGAGGAAGCGGATGAATGGAGGCCCGCTGCCTGGAATATAATAAGGGCCAACCCTCAGTACGTTTGGATTATTCTTACAAAAAGAATGGATCGTGCCAAACAATGCCTTCCGACTGATTGGGGTGATGGTTGGCCTAACGTATGGATGGTTGTTAGTGTTGAAAATCAATTACGTTTTGATGAAGGGATAACCGACCTTGTTTGTACACCTGCAGCAGTACGGGGAATTTCTATTGAACCCATGTTGGGGCCTATAGATATGGAATTAGGTAGGCGTTATATAGTAATTGAAAACAAACAATATTTTTTGCAAAGTTTTATTGACTGGGTCATTGTTGGGGGTGAAAGCGGGAATGAAACAGGGAACTGGCGGTACAGACCATGTGAGGTTAAATGGATGCAGCATATTATTGATCAGTGTTTTAATTATGATGTAGCGGTATGGATGAAGCAACTGGGCACACATATTGCAAAAGCTAATTACTTATCGTATGCAGGTGAGAACTGGGATAAATGGCCTGCTCAGTTTTCAAGTTTGAAGGTTCGTAAATTTCCAAAACAAAAAAAGTCTATATATGGAAAAGAAATTAGTACTTAGCCCTACTATAAAAATTGTTTTAAACGTGTTGAACAAAAAGTGCCGTAAAAAAGGGCAGCTTATGTTAACACTATTTTTTGAATCAAACACAGTAAAAGGTAATTTTATGGCAGCTACATTACAGCTATCCCAGGAAGTAGAAGGACAGGTACAGCCTGTCGACAAAAAGGGCAAACCTGCCAAAGTGCAGGAGGGTTCCGTTGAATATTCAACAAGTGACGAAAACGTTGCTATTGTTGTAGAGGACCCAAACGACGAAACTAAGTTTGTCATCAAAGCAAGGGGCATCGGGGTTGCCCAAATTTCATTCAAAGCGGATGCAAATTTAGGCGAAGGTGTGAAACCTATTGAAACCTTTTTGGCTGTTGAGGTATTCCCTGATGAAGCAATCGGCTTCGGTATTAATTTGGGTGAACCACGTCCACAGCCTGAGGAAGAAACAGTTTCCTCATAAGCCCAACCAACAGGCAGGCCCTTACGGGGGCCTTCCTCTTTTACACAACTCACACACAACAACTTATGGATAGAAAAAGGCTGCAGGAAATAGTTGAAACCCTGGGTTCATACAATTACGAAAATGAAGCGGGCTCCCTTACCAACTGCACACTGTATAAAGAACTTCAGCGTATGGCATGGCCCCAGTTGCCGGTAACATACCCTGAACAATTAAGTAAGCCGCTGGTATTTTTGGATATAGAAAGCACGGGAACAGATGTGCAGCAGGATAGAATTGTTGAAATATGCATCCTGAAGTACTACGGGGGCCCTAAATGGGAAGATCTCCAGGTAAGGCGGCTGAACCCTACAATTCCAATACCGAAGGCGGCAAGCGATGTACACGGCATTACGGATGCTATGGTAAAGGATTCACCCACATTCAGGCATATAGCTAAAAGCCTGTTAGAAATAATTGCCGGTTGTGATATTGTGGGGTACAATAGCAATGCCTTTGATTGTGCGATAATGTTTTTTGAGTTTGAACGTGCGGGCCTGTATTGGGAATACGAAAATGTGAACCTGATTGATGTGGGGAACATTTTCAAAATACAGGAAGATAGAACCCTTTCCAGTGCCGTAAAGTTTTACCTGGGCAATGTCCATGATCAGGCCCATACAGCCGGGGGCGATGTGATTGTAACGAAAGATATTTTCTTTCAGCAGCTTGCACGCTACACTGACATACCAAAGCATTACGCCGAACTTGCTCTATACAGTAACTATAACCGTAAGATCATTGACATTAGCGGTAAGTTTACATTCAATGCAGAAGGCGAAATAGTATTCACCTTCGGGCAGCATAAGGATAAACCAGTAAGGGAGAATGTGAAGTACATGCAGTGGATGATTGACGGCGGTAGCTTTAATTCTGATACAAAAAAGGTTGCGGCAAAATTAATTTTTCAATATGGGTCAAAAAAGTAAAGCAAAAAAAGACTTAAAGCAACTGCACGAAATATTTACCAGCGCCCCACTTACAGAAAACATGTTGCCTATTTCATGGTTCAGATGGGAAAAGAGTGTAGGCCATGAAAAGGTATACAAGTTCATTTGCGGCACCGTAGATGGAATATTTACAGTTGAAAAGGAAAGGGTTGTAATGATAGGCATAGGCAACATGCAGCCCGGCAATGGGCATATAACCGATGTATTCCAGTGGTTCGAACGTGCATGTAGGGAGCTTAAAAAGAATTTCTGGATAGTGGAAATAATTAATGAAGGCTTCTACAGGCATTTGGTAGAGAAACATTGCTTTCAGATTGTTACAAACAAACAAGTTATAAAGCGCTTTCGTTAGTGCAACTGGCAACATTATACAGGTTTCATTTACTGGGCCATGAAGATGCAAACAGAATGGAGCTTGTAAGTTATCAGGGGCTTTCCGGTAACGGGCGCTGGTATAAGTTTATGAATGTTGATACAGGCGAAACCTTTTTAATTCGCAAAAGCGATTTCCCTTACCATAGTTTTGTAGCTTTCGGGGTGCAATTCTCTTATTCATTTAAACAGATATCACATGCCACGACAAAACACAAAGCAGATAAAGAATGGTAAGCCTGCTAAGAAAAAGAAGGTTACCAGGATTGAACACTTAACATTTGATACAAAGAATGCCAATAAACATTCGGAGTATGGAACTTCATTATTGAATACTTCCATTCGTAATAATGGCATGGCCCGTTCAATTGTTATTTCTGATGACAATGTTATAATAGCAGGCAACGGCGTTGCTGAAACAGCGGGGCAACTGGGCATGATGAATGTGAAGGTGATTGAAACGGATGGTTCTGAAGTTATTGCAGTGAAGCGAACTGATATAAAAAGCGGCACTCCTGAATTTTTTAATTTGGCGCTTGCTGATAATATTGTAGCGCAAAAGAATATAGTAATGGATGCCCAGGTAGTTGAGGCCATTGTTGAGGAATACGGCGCTACACAGTTTTGGGCTGAAGTAGTTTTAACGCCCATCATTCCTAAAGTGCTGGATAAAATTGATCTTCCCGATAATGCAAAGAATGATTTAGTGCAGGCAACGTTTACAATGACAGGGGCCCAGGCTGCAGTAATGCAAGAGGGTTTGAAGATCTCCAAACGAAAGTTTAAAAAGCAATTTGCCAGTACTGGAAATGAAAACAGTAATGGTAATGCACTGTTCTTTATATTTAAAGCTTTCGTAGATGCAAGCAAAGCAGAATGATTTTTTATTAACAGATTTGGAAGTGTTTGCAATTGATCGCAAAAGCGCAAAGCTTCTTTGTGAAAGGCATCACTACATGAAAACTTATCCCAATGGTGCTATATGGAATTTCGGCATATATTATAAAAAGAAAATTGCAGGTGTATGTGTATTCGGTTACAGTTCAGCCACACTGCAGAAGGTTACAAAAATAATAGCGCTGCCTTTACTGGCAATAATTGAAATGCAAAGGTTATGGATAAGTGACAGTTGCGGGCATAATTCAGAAAGCTATTGCCTGAAAAAAATAATTGATTACATAAAGGAACAAACGACTGTTAAACTTATTATAACGCATTCGGGCGGTTGTAAAAATGACTGTGGTATTGTATATCAGTCTTCCTCCTGGTTATACTTCGGTAAAACGCCCTGTAAAGATTTCTACCTTACTGCAGCAGGGGAATATAAAAACATTGTAGCATCGATGCGGTTTGGCAGGATAAAAGCGGAAGGCAGGAAACCCCAGGCAATAGGCGAAGCGCTATTCGGGCCTGGGCAAATAATAAATTCATTTAGGTATACATACGTGTACCCAATTGATAAAGGGTTGCGCCGGTTGCTTAGTAAAAAGGCATTAGCCTATGAAAAAACCAGTGAACACTTTAGGCGCGGGCAGGAATGGATAACATAGGGGCCTGACAACGGGGTCTGAAAAGCCGTTCGAGCCGGCAAGGCTCCACACAACTTAGTTTGCAATGAACGTAAAGGATATTTTTATACAGCGTATTGATAGCGGTAGCGCTATTCAGTTTATTAAGCGATACCATTATTCGGGCAAGGTAGTTTCCAATTCCTCCCTGCACTTTGGTTGCTTCATTGCGGAAAAGCTTATCGGAGTGTTGAGCTTCGGGCCTTCATTCGATAAGAAAAAAATAATAGGGTTGGTAAAGGGAACTGCCTGGAATGAATTCGTTGAATTAAATAGGATGGCTTTCATTAACGACACGCCCCGCAATACTGAAAGCCGCTGCATTGGGGTTTGCATCCGTTTAATAAAAAAGCACTGCCCGCACATTAAATGGATTGTAAGCTTCGCAGATGCCACACAGTGCGGGGATGGAACTGTATACAGGGCAGCAGGCTTCAAACTGTGTGGCATAAAGAAAAACCGTTCAATTATTCGCCTTCCTGATGGCAGGGTAGTAGCTGGTATGACGTTCACGAAAGGGACGCATATTTAAAAACAGGGGCTTCTACATTCCCGGAAGGTTCGGAGATCTTACCAGGGTTTCAGCTACGGTATATTTATTTGCTGAAACCTAACCTGCAGCTAACCGTTGCTGTATTACCGTATAGTGAAATTGATAAGGTTGGAGCTGGCATGTATAAAGGAAAAGCTGTAAGTTTGAAGCAACGGCGCTCATAGCTCAGTTGGTAGAGCATTGCTGTTCCACAGCAAGGGTCG